GTATAGGAGAGCATGGCCTACTGGACAGAATTGAAGCGGTTGCCCTAACGGTTAAAGGGTACGAAAAAAATTAAAAAAAAGTTCCCAAAAAGTTTTACAATCCCAACTAAATTGTTTATATTTGTATATAACAAAAAACGGAAAAAATATGAAAACGGAAACTCTTAATTTTACTCTAACCAAGATCAATAACGTTAACTACGAAAAGGGTCTATTTGAAGCTCATAAAACGGATACCCCACTAGACGGACTATTCTCTGTTAATGGTGGAGTACCTAAAGCAACTAACTGGATGATCGTAGGAGATCCGGGAGTTGGTAAATCAACAGTAACACTGGATATCTTATCCAATGCAAAGAAGAATGGTAGTAAGGTACTGTTTATTTCAGCAGAGATGAACCAGGTGGACCTTTTCCTATATGTACAAAGGTACCCTAAATTTGGTGACCTAGACATCTTTTTCCCACAAGATATAGAAGAGGGACAAAATCCTAAACGTATACTAGAAGCAATACTTGACCAAGGCTGGGACCTTATCCTTATTGACTCCTTTGTGGAACTACAAGAAATTATTCGTGAAGAATGTTCTGTTACTAGAAATTCAGCCGAGAAATATCTCCTAGACCTTATGTATAAACATAATCTAGGCCAAAATAGCGCAAAGAGGTTTACATCATTCCTTAATATACAACAGGTAAATAAAGGTGGAGTATTTGTAGGATCGAATAAGCTAAAACATATGACCACTGGTATGATGGAAATCCGTTTTGTGGATGAACATAGCCAAGATGAACGCTATGTGGTATTTTCAAAGAATCGTCGTGGCCATGTTGGTAAGCAAATGTTCTTTGATCTATCTGCTAAGGGAGATGTTACCTATGACACCGAAAGATTTAAAAAGGCGGAAGGCCTTAAAGAACTTAAAAAGCGCGAAAAAGAACTAATAAAAGAACAAGGTATAGGATTTGATAAACTATTTGGCCTTGTGGAAGGGGACCAATAAATACTGTAAGGGAAATGCGAGAGAAAAAGTGAGAAATATTTTCATTTTTAGCGAAAAAAGTCTCGCATTTCCTTTCAAATCCCAATAAAATTGATTATATTTGTATATACCAAAAAAATAAAACAACATGTTAACAACCCTTTCCAACCAAGTTTATCAAGAGAGAAAAGCTGAGGCTATTAAAAACCAAGTTCTACGTAAAGAAGTAAACCTATCTGAACTAGACGTGGTAGACAATACTCATATACGCCTTGACGGTGTAACCATACAACTCTCTAACCACGCATTCGGTAAATTACTAAGCCGCCTACGTATACCAAAGGCTTTCGCCAAAAGATTTGAAGATGGCTTCGGTAAAGACGGTTTACGCCAATTGGTACAAATGATGAAAACCATGAAGACCACAAATCGTGATCAAATGGTAACCCTACTGGTGGACCATAAAGAGAGAAAAATCTCTGATATACTACCTCATAATTATGCGTCTATATCTAACGAAAGTTTCGTTGATTTCGCTGAAGGCTATATAGATCAATACGGACTAGAAGTAACTCATATGGGATCAGATCCACGTGGTGGAGTAACCATTAATACAGTAAGCCCTAATGGTCTACTACAAATACCTGGTATGAAGGATGAACTATTCCATACTGGTGTAACTTTCCGCAATACACCTGAACGTGGACTAGAAGTCAGTCCTTTTCTTAATCGCCTAGTATGTACCAATGGTATGACTTCAACATCATTCTCTGAAACGTATGGTTTACACCAACTATCTGATAAAGGTATTAATGAATTTAACGATCATATGCTTAGAATGGCCTCTACTGGATTCCAACCGGTTGGTATGGCTGATCAAATCCGTAAGGCCAATATAACCAATGCTTCTGTTGGGGAGGTAGAACAGGCCCTGAGCCGTGTATTAGGGTCCGATAAAAGCCTAGATTATGACTATATGCAACGCTATATACCACTAAATAGGGTAAATAACGCCTATTCCAACAAAGGCGTAAATACAGCCGAATTAACCTCCAAACAACGCTCTACTGCTAACAGTGGTCTATCTGTCTGGGAATTGGTTAATGGTATTACCAATTTTGCTTCTAACGATACTAGATTTAATATATCTGACAATACTAGAGGTAATCTAATGGTAACCGCTGGTAACCTGTTAATGAAAAAGGATTACGATATGGATGGTCTATTAACTGTGGATCCATTCCGTGGTGGTCAACTACTAAATACTCAAGAATCAAATCGTATTATGGGTAATCTTAACTAGGGCTATCCGCCGGGTGGTACTCTTTTTTCCGTTTCCGTTTCCGTTTCCCTAGGATACCACCCGCCACCCTATTTAGGACCTCTTTAAGGGACTGCCATCAGGCGGTCCCCTTTTAGTCTCTATCCCTAAGGCAGTACCTTTAACATAGCCTAGGCGGTACCCACATAGTGCCTAAAGAGTATTATACTCTCAGGGGTATATTGCTCCTGTAGGTGGTCAAGTGACCGATGGAGCATGCTCTTCTCCAGTTTTAAAATTTTCCGGCCAGAATTTCTAGACCCTCTGGAACTCTCTCCCCTAAATTTTTCCAGCCAGAATTTTTAGACCTCTTGTAACTCTCTCCCCTAAATTTTTCCGGCCAGAATTTCTAGACCCTTTGGAACTCTCTCAGGTAAATTTTTCCGGTCAGAATTTTTGGTCCTTCCAAAACTCTCTCAGGTAAATTTTTCCGGCCAGAATCTGAAGCCCTTCTGGAACTCTCTGGGCTTTGGTACCTAAGGTTTTCCAGCCAGAAAAGAGTGTCCCTATAAAAGGGTGTGCCAAGTAACTCTTAAAGAAGGGGGAGGGCCCTAAACCGTGTGCTGTTTATTGTAGGCCTTAAGACTAAGAGAGCTTACAAAGGGTTCGGTACGCATAAGCCACCGGTAGACCCGCTAGGCGGGAGGCCGTGGTAATTCTATGATAAATAAAAGAAACACAATCAAGATGAAATCTATCGTAGACTTTGAGGCCTTTATGGGCGAGAGCCGTATTTATACTCCATTAGAACTTGAGAGAAAGAGCCGTGAACTCCTAAGAGACTTGGGTATCTCCAATCCCACCAGTGACCAACTGGAGGTAATTGTAGATGCCATCCGCCAGGTGGTAGATCCAGAGTAGAAGTGCTCTAGTGTGCCCGGTGTGCGAGAGAGACCTGTGAATAAAATATATAAAGTATAGAGAAAAAAGTTGAAAAAAAATTTTAAAATCCCAACTGGATTGATTATATTTATATTATAATAAAAAAGGAACATATGAAACGCATACACACATTTGAAAGCTTCTTAGTTGAAAGTTCACAAGACGTGTATGGAAAGATTGATGTGTTACCGGTAGGAAAGATTTTTAGCGATGCAAAAAAGATTGATGGTGTTTTTAAGAAAAGTCAGTATACCTGGAGTGAAGTAATAGAAGCCTTTGAAAAGAATAAAGAGTCTGCAAAACCACAATTTATAAATATTAAAGACATTAAGATTACGCAACCTAATATTCAATCGGAGAAAGTAAAAAAGATGATTGATGACATAGACAAAGTGCCTCCTATCAATGTTGTACAATTTAAGAATGGAGAAAAAGCTATTTATGATGGGCATCACCGCTTAATGGCAAACTGGGCATTAGGTGAAACTAAGATTAAAGTTAACCTGGTTAAATTATAAAATAGATGAAACACATACACACATTTGAAGGTTTCTTAAATGAAAGTTTTAGTACAAATTTCGACAAAGACATTCAAAAGTTAATAGATCTTCAGATTAAAATTGCAAAGTCTGCTGATTTTGCAAGAAGCAGAAATCGACTTGAGGCATGGTGGGAGAATTCTGCTACCAGTAATTATGAAAGAAAATGGGAAGCCTTAATGACCAAACTTAGAGGATGGGCTACAAGAAGTTATGATGGTGGAGAGACCAATCCTGAATGGATTGAATACTGTGAAAAGAATGGGCTTTCATATGATTACGATTTTGGCGATGTAATTGCATAAATAAAATTTTAAATATAAACTATGAAACACCTAAAAACATTCGAGAGCTTTTTAAATGAAGCTACAGTTGCTAACCAATGGGACATACAGTCTCATCATATAGGAATGCTACAAAAAGGCAAGGTGAATAAATTCACAGATGGTAGTAGTACTCCGTTTAGCTTAATTACCAGATTAGAGAGCGGTGTAAGTGATACGGATAAAAAATTAGTTGAACCTTTTGTTGATAGTGATCACCTGGTTATACAATTTTATCCAGCCGAAGATCCTATAAATGATTCTATGTATGATGCAGTTCAGGCTGGCGGTATTAAGGTTATTGAAGACTTGATTAATCGTGAATACAGCCTAAAGCTAAAGAATGTACTTAAAGGGAAAAAGCATTGTGATCGTACAGGTGAAACATGTTCTGTATCTCAATATTTAGTTTTTGGTAAATAAAAAAATATAATATGAAACACTTAAAAACATTTCAAAGCTTTTTAAATGAAGCACAAAACATTGGTTTATCAGTAACGGATTTTGATGAATACGTAAATCCTGACTATGTTGAGGTAACACTATCAGATGGTCGTAAGTTACAGATAAAAAGAAAGACTATGAAAGGCGGTCAGAAAATGTATCAAACTATTTTACAAGCTTTAGATAGTTATAAATCTAATCCTAAGGCAAAGACTTTTATGGACAGCTTAGTAAATGCAATGATAAATAATTTAGATTAAAAAAATATAAATATGAAACACGTACAATCTTTTAACAATTATTCAGCCAACGAAATGTTAGGCGAGGCATTTAGCAACCGCGATATTGAAATTGCAGTTGAAAATGGTATGGATGCATTTTGGGCAAGTGTTGCTAAAAAGTTTCCACAAGTAAAAAGCGGAGATTTTGGCCCAGAAGAAACTGGTAAATTGGAAAGTGCAATGAAAGCCGCAGTTTCAACATGGTTAAAAAATAATATGTAAGCTAAACATGAAACACTTAAAAACATTTGAGAGCTTCTTAAATGAAGCAAAAGATTCAGTAACATTTTCAGTTAATGATGAAAAGCTAGATCAATTACTACATGACTTTCACGAAAGAGAATTAGACTATGTTAAGGTTAAGGGCGATGATTTCTATAGTTTGCCTAAACGTGAATTTGATCGATTCATTGCTGCTGCTGATAGTAAAGGATTTGACGAGGAGTCTTGGAGCTATTATGAAGAATCTGTAAATTCAGTTAAAGAAGCAAAAAGCGAAAGTGGTTTAATGGTTTTTGGTAAAACTAATCTTGACAATAATAAGATCGGTGATTGGCTAGATGATTCTGATTATACTGCCGAATGGAATGCTCGTGAAGGGTATTGGTTATTTCCTGAAGAAGAAGATGGTTATGATGCATTAGAAGCAGAATTAGAAAAGGCTTTTACTAAGGCTAGAATTAATGCAAGATTTGAGGGAATCTTTTAAAATAAAAATAAAGTGAAACACCTAAAAACATTTGAAAGTTTTCTTAATGAAGCAGAGAAAAAAGGAGACGGTTCTTTTGAATTGGCATATCCTGGTACTTACATTGCAAATTGGAAAATCTCCGACGCGCCTAGCGACAAGAACACAGTTGCTAAAAGATTTAACTTTACTATCAAAGTAGAACACCCAGACTCTGTTATAACAGGAACTACTATTAAAGATTCTTTTACACTTGCATTTTCTAAAGACAGTCGCGGAATCTACAGTTTAGGAAAAGATGTAGAGAAATTCGTGGGAATACCTGAAGCAGATGCCATTAAGAATGTAGAAGACGGAAAAGAAAAGAAAGAAGACTCTCTTATAATGGGAATGTGTAACATTATGAACGGCGGTAAAGACATTTACTTTTGGAATAATGGATTACGTATGATTGGCTCTGCCGAGTATGCAGGTGTATTAACAGCGGTGACTGAACAACTTTCACATGAAGCTGGTGTTCATCTTAACCGTTTAGTTTTAACACGTCACATTGCAAATAAAAATGGTGTAAGTATTGGTAACGAAGATTGGATAACTTATAATTATGGTGCAGGCGAATACAGTTGGCCTGCAGTTGGAGATCCTAATGATAATACGCCTAAGATCATTGCAATAGATGAAGAAACATTTGCAACTGTTGGTGGTGCTATTGTTTCTATGATTACTCCTACTTTTATTGATATGGCATCAACATACATACCTCAATTAGAAAAAATTAAAAATATATGAAACACTTAAAAACATTTGAAAGTTTTCTTAATGAAGCAACAACATCATGGACAAAAATGATGAAAGGCGTAAACAGTGGAGAAAGTGGTCCTTGGAGTTTAGTTGCCATTGAAAATAAAAAAGTTGTTGCACAAAAGATTAATATTAAAACAAAGGAAGCAATTCCAGCAGCATTTGAAGATCTTAGAAAAAATTATCCTAAAGCATCTATTCGTATTGAAGATGCAACTGGACAGGTACTTTGGACAGATAAAAAATAAAAATACAAATGAAACACCTAAAAACATTTGAAAGATTTCTTAATGAAGCATATAAGCCAATCCCTTACAATGTAAAGATTTCCGGTAAGTATGAAATTACAGTAGACGGTAAACCTGAAACTACTCTTGTTGCAGGATTTGAAAGACAAGACTCTGATAATGACAGCTTGTACTTAATGGACAGTGATCCATTACGTTCTACTATAGGTTCTCTAATTGTAAAAAACAGTGATATGTTTAAATTAGAAAAGGGAACTAAAGTTAATGCAACAACTACCAAAGGTGGTAAAAGTGTTAAGATTAAGAGAGTAGGAGACCTGTAAAAATACACACAGATTCACATAGATTGAGAGACCGTAATGGCCTCTCATTTTTTTTTTCATAAATAGAGAAAAAAGTTCACAAAATATTTTTATATCCCAACAAAATGTATTATATTTATATTATAATAATTAAAACTAATACAAATAAAATTATGGAAGCAACGGTCGGAAATTTAATCATTGAATTGAAAAAGGATTTAATCTTAATTAGAGAAAGAGTAAGTGGAGATTTATTAAAATGCAGAGAAGTATCTCCTTGTACTGCTGTAGAAAATTTTCAAGATTTAGTAAAAGCCCTTAAAGAAAAAAAGAAGTAATTATGAAGACAGAAAATGAAGAAAGCAAACTTGCAGAAAAAATGGCAGATGACATTCTTAAATCTTTAGGCCAAGAAGATAATCCGCTAAGAGTACTAATTGTAATGTATATTGAAAATCAACTTAAATCTTTAAAATAAAATAAAATGAGAACATTAATTTTTTCAACACTATTTCTTTTAAGTTCATTTGTAACATTTGCCCAAAGTAATAAAGTTTACTTTTGTGTACAGGTTTGTTCAACTGAAAACCCACATCTCTTAAAACCTGACATGGTTTCATTATTTTCAGCTGATACCGCAATGGTTGAATTGGCAGTCATAGAAAATAGAATGTTATCAAGAATCCTATTTGTTTATGAAACTAAAGAAGAGCAAATAGCTGCTCATCAAAATTGGTTAAGATATTGGCCTGATGCTATGATGATTACGAGAACAGAGAGACAGGTTAAAAATTTATCTAAACTTTTCACAACAACTGAAAATGAAAACTAATACTGAAAAAACTTATCATTGTAATTATTATAATGTAAATGAAGAAACCGTTTGGACATACGGTATTAATATTGAAGCTAAAAACTATTCCCAAGCATTAAAATTATTAAGAGAAAGATTTGGGATACAAGAAAGTCAAATAATTTACCTAACTTGTAAAAATTAATAAAATGGGATTAGACATGTATACATACCGCACTTCGGTAAACTTTTCAAAACCTGTAGATTTTCAAGATGAGATTTATATGTTAAGTGAAAATGACGAAGATGCATATACTGAAATTGCATATTGGCGAAAACATCCTAATCTTCATGGATGGATGGAAGACCTTTATTATAAAAAAGGTGGTGTAAAAGAATCTTTTAATTGTGTACCTGTAGAACTTGAATTAGAGGATTTAGTTAACCTAGAAATTGCAATAAAAGAAAAAACCCTTCCTCATACATCAGGTTTCTTTTTTGGCGAATCTGGTACTGATAAAGAAAGTATAAAACAAGATCTTAAGTTTATAAAAGATGCAAAAGATGCAATTGCTGAAGGAGATCGCGTATTTTATGATTCATGGTGGTAAACAAAAATAATATGAAAGAAGAAGCAAAAAATATCCTAATTAAAAAGATGCAAACATGCAATAACATTTTTGGTGATAACATTTTAACAGAAGGTCAAGCTAAAGGTTGTTTAATCGTTGCAGTAAACCTAGTCATAGATGCATTAGAGAATAAAGATGATCTTAATTGGTGGAAAGATTTTAAAGATGAAGTTAAAAAACATAATACCACTATTATTATATAGTGTTTATTTCACCTCTAGCATTATGACAATATATATTATAAAGGTTGGTTAAAAGTATGACCAGCCTTAATTTTATTAATTTAGTAAACTTTTTTATGAGCTGTTTAATTAAATTTTATTTAACATATTACTTAATAGGTATTTTATCTTGTGCATTTTTTGAGTTTTTGATTAATAAAGTAAAGAATGTTTTAAATGATAAAATAAGATCTATTACCTGGACTGATCGTTTTTGGTATACAAATCTTTGGCCTTCTTTCTTGGTGTTTTTCTTTATAACAATTTTTAAAACACTAAAAAACAAAGGAAATGATTAATTATCAAATCTTGGTAGATACAGTATTAATAGGCATACTTTTTCTATGTGTTTCTTGTGTTATTTATGGAATACAAAACTTTTTTAAAAAAAGATAAAAAAAGTCTATAAAAAGTTTTAAAATCCCAATAATATTGTTTATATTTATATTATTAAATAATAAACAAAACGGAAATGCTAACAACAACATTTTTTACATCTCTTAAAAATACAACACCTTCAAAAGTTTGTAAATTGGAAGAAATTTTCGGTATCATTAAATCTGAAAAGTATAAACCTATTGTCTCTAAAATAAGAGCAGAAGAATTACCTAGTAAATCGCCTCTAAAAAACAAAATACCTGTTTTTACTCCTACTGGCGTTTTTAACCACAGGTCTATTAAAGGATTGGAAGTTTATAACGGTATTATATGTTTAGATCTAGACAGTGTAGAAGATCCACAATCTCTCAAGGAAATGTGTAAAACTTTACCTTATGTTTATGCTGCATTTATTACACCATCTGGTAAAGGGCTAAAGGTAATAATTAAAACATCTGCTAATACTGATGAATATAAAGTAATGGAGGAATCGGTATCCAAAAGATTCTTTGATGATACCGGGTTTATGAGAGATAATCGTTGTAAGGATATTGCAAGAATACAGTTTCTTTCTTATGACCCAAATCTTTATTATAATGAGCAATCAGAATTTTTTAATATTTAAAATAAAAAGACATGTTTAAGATTACAGGTAAAAACGGTTTTCATTTAGTATTTGGAAATGACATATCAATATCGGTTATATGGGGTCCTGGCACATACAGTGATAACCGTGATAAACATAAATTTGTAGATGATGTAATTATGACATCTAAAACTGCAGAGATTATGATATGGGATATGAAAAACGATAGAGATATTCTTTGGTGGGGTTCAGATGAAGTTATAGGATGGCTAACAGTGGATGATGTTATAAAAATAATGGCTGTGTGCCAAGATTCTTCTTCATTAAGTGAAATCAGTAAAAAACTAGAAGTACTTAAATTTATAAAACCTAATTTGGAAAACTAAAATAAAAAATATTATGACCTATTGTATAGTGATACCTTTAATTATTCTTGTCATAAATCTTTTGGCTCTTCACCTAATGATAAGAAATGTACAAATAAAAGATAAAAAAGATGATGATAACATTTAGCACTCTTATGTATTTTAGTCCTGATGTTTGGTATAGTACCAATACATTAAATATTACCGTAAACTATAATGGGAACCTATAGGTTCCCATTTGTTATCTTTTAATTTCGTTTTGAAGATATTCATTTGCAGCTAAAAGGTAGTCTTTTGCCTTAACTAATTTTGACTGCCACCAATGAGGGAAATCAACCTCTCCCATATTTCCTAAAGTCATTAATGCCGATTTAAGTTCTTGCACCGATCTTTCCATTGTCATAAGATCCCCTAAGATCATTCCTACCTCGTCCTCCTCTCCTATCTCTACATCTTCTTCTACTTGTTCAGACCAATGCGGGCTTTTTACTTCACCTCTTGTTGGATATACATCATAGCCTTGATATTCAGGCGAGTTATATGCATTTGTGTTTTTTCCAGCCTGTGCATCCCAAAAAGATTTAAAATCTTTAACACTTCCTTTAAAGTATCTTATCTTTTCTAATTCTTCCGATTGCTTATTGTTCATCCTTTTTAAATTGTTTTTTAAGTTCATGAATTGCATTTTGAACTTTAAGTTTTTCACGCTCTATTTTATCAATTTTTATTCTTAGTTGATAAAACTCAATTGCAAAATTATCTTGTCTTTCTTGAGCTGCTCTAAATCTTCTAAGATTCATTTCTTCTCTCTTTTCTAATCTTTCCAAAGTTTCATTAGGCTCAAATTCGTAATCTTCAGCTTCATAGACACTTTCATTTTTATCCATCATTTTTCGTGTTTCATACACTTCATCAATTCTTTTATCTATATGTTTTTTTACTTCAGATAAATATCCGTGTGCAGTGTGTTCAGGATTATCGTTACTTTCATATGTATATGCTTCATCTGCAATTTTAGATGCAGCTTCATTTATGTAACCTGTTATAGGTTGTAAACTATATCCTGTTACAGGAATTGTTGTTGATAGAGAATACGGCCTTAAATAGTTAGGACCAAATCCTGCAATTACTACATCTTCATTAGTATTATTGAATTCTTCAAAGGAAACTACTTTGCTCATATTTAGTTTTTATGTTGTTTTATTATATATTCTTAAACAATACCACTAGTAGATTATATAAAAATAAATAGTAATTATGAATGATTTCTTTAAAACTTTAATAGGTCGTAAACTTTTTGAAAGTGATATACCTGATTTAATAAAAGCTTTGCATTCTTTATCAAAAGAACTAAAAACTTTAAACGAAAGAGAAGATAAAAAATTTAAGCTTGATGAAAGACTTAAAAGATTACAGATAAAAGAACACCTTAATAAAGTAAATGAAAATACGAAATGAAAGATCCGTATTTTATTTTAGGTGTAAGCAAAAATTCAACAGATGATGAGATAAAAAAAGCTTATCGTAATCTTGCTATGAAATGGCATCCTGATAAGGAAGGCGGCAGCGAGGAAAAATTTAAAGAAATAGCAGATGCGTATGAAACCTTAAGTGATTCTACAAAGAAAAGGAATTATGATAACAGAAATGCTTTTCATTTTGATGATAGTATTTTTGATGACATAATAAAAAGTGGCGGTTTTTCTGATATGTTTAACAATAGGTATGGCTTTACTAATGGTAAAGGTTCTGATGTTAAAGCAAATATTATGGTCTCTTTGGAAGAAGCTTATTTTGGCACAACTCGTGAAATACGTATAGGTCTTAAAACAGTAAATGTTAATATTCCGCAAGGCATTAAGAATGGTATGAAATTAAGATTAAAGGGATTAGGACAAAGAGGACAAACTGAAGATCTTAATGGTGACTTAATTCTTTCTGTTGAAGTTTTAGAAGATCCTAATTTTTTTATTGATAATATAGGCTTACATACCATACAAAAAATTAATGTATTTGATGCTATGTTAGGCTCAAAAAGTACTATAAAAGTATTTGATAGAAACATAACATATCAAATACCAGAAGGTACACAAAATGGAAAGGTGTTAAGAATAAAAGAAAAAGGATTTCCTGTGTATAATAGGCCTAATGAATATAACGATTTACTAATTACTATTATAATTGAAATACCTGAATCATTTGATGAACAAAGTAAAAAAGACTTAAAAGTAATAAAAGAAAGAATATATGGAAGATCCTAACAAAAAACAAAAAAGTATTGTTGAATCCTTAATGGGATATATGATGAAGCATCATTATGAAGACTATATGAATCTTAAGTATGATGTTTTAATTAATACAACAGAAAGTGTCATAAGACAAAATTATGCTCCATTTGGTGAAGCGGTTTTTAAAGATATAATAACTTTCTTTGAGGAAAGAGAAGAATATGAAAAATGTCAAGCATTAGTAGATCTTAAGAAAAAAATTTTAAATAAAGAGAAAAAAGTTCATTAAAAATTTTAAAATCCTAACTATTTGTATTATTTTTATATTATAATAATTAATACAAACATGAACGGAAACTTAATTAAAAACCTACAAACATTATTAGTATTTTTAGATGAAATGAATGCAAGTTCTTCAAATAATGCAAAACTTACAATCATCAAAAAATACTCAAACAATGAATTTATCGTAAAGGTATTTCAGTACACATTTAACCATTATAAAAAATATGGTGTACATACAAAGGTTCTTAAAAAACATTCTAACCTTTGTTTAAGCGAATCCATTTATGATGACCTATTTCCTTTATTAGACGATTTAGCAGAAAGAAATATTACAGGCCACTCTGCTATACAAGCTGTTAATACATTCATAAATACTCTTCCTCAAGAACTTCATAAATTAATTTATAGAATACTTGATAGAGATCTTCAAATGGGTGCATCTTTAACAAGTATTTTAAAAATAATCCCAGGTATTGTTCCTACATTTAAAGTTGCTCTTGCTCATCCGTATCATCCTAGCCGAGTTGATTTTCAAAATGAAATTTGGTACGGCAGTAGAAAATTGGATGGTGTTCGTTGTATTTGTAGAAAAGAAGGAAATAGTGTAACATTCTTTTCAAGAAATGGCAAAGAATTTGAAACGTTAGGAAACCTTGAAAAAGAGATCCAAAAAATACCTGGCAACTTTATATTAGACGGAGAAGTCTGTATAGTGAATAAAAATGGAAAGGAAGATTTTCAAGGTATTATGAAAGAAATACGTCGCAAAGATCATACAATAGAAAATCCTAAATTTCTCGTATTTGATTATCTTTCCATTGAACAGTTTGATGAAACTTCAGAATCCAATAATGCAAATCTTTCAATTAGATTAAGCTTATTAAATATTATTCTTTCTGATTCAAATTCTTTATTTATTGAACCTATTTCGCAAGTTGTTATTAAAGATGAAACACAATTTACAGAAATGGTTAAAGAAGCTGAAACTGAAGGATATGAAGGAATTATGTTAAGAAAGGACCTACCATACGAAGGTACAAGATCTCATAACCTTTTAAAGGTTAAAAAATTCCACGATGCAGAGTATAAAGTGCTAAACACAGTTAATGGAATTATACGTTGGATAGAAGGTGGAATAACTGTTCAAAGAGAAACGTTAAGTGCTATTATAATTGAACACAAAGGATGTTTAGTAAATGTAGGTAGCGGATTCTCTAAAGAACAGAGAGAAAGATATTATGCTAATCCTGGTGAACTGATTGGTAAAACTGTAACTATACAATATTTCGAAGAATCACAAAATCAAATGGGAGGCTATAGTTTAAGATTCCCGGTGGTAAAACATATTTATGAAAACGGCAGAGATTGCTAATAAATTAAATTATATGAAAAAATTATCTTTATTATTCTTAGCATTTATTACATTAAGTTGTGCTGAGGAAAAAGCATTCCGTTGTGTAACCGATGATCATATACCATTGTCTGATTATGAAATTGTACAAGTTTCAAAATCATTTAATAAATCTAAAAGTAAGTCTTTAGGACAAGATGAAGAAAAGACTGAAGTATTTGCTGGCAGGTTTGATAATGTTAAAGGTTCTAAGTATAAAGGGATAGGATTTCCTAAAGGTAGAAAATGGTTAACAATAAGCGAATGGCGCGGTGAACATATTAAAGATAAAAATAAAAAGGAAAAGTTTTTACTTTGGAGAGAATACTATAAAGAGCAGTTTATTTATGAAATTAGCAAAGCTGCAATTGCAGAAAGTATGGTTTATAAAGATATTCCACCGTCACTTATAGTTGCTCAAGTTATATTAGAAAGTAATTATGGTATGTCAAGACTTGCTGTTACTGCAAACAATTTCTTTGGCCATAAATATAATGGCAAAGATAAAGAAAAATTTATCATTGCAGCAGATGACTCGCCTACAGATAAATTTACTGTTTTTAGGTCTAGGTGGTATTGCATGAGAGCTCACAGTAAACTCTTAATGAGAATGTATCATAAACGTGTTAAGGGCAAGCCTACCGTTGATAATTGGCTTAATGCTTTATGTGGAGGTTCTAATTTAAGTCAGAGTAAAAGATGGGTTAGAAAAGGTAACTATGTTTATGCAACGTCTTGTTATAATGGAAGTTCATGTTATGCCGATTTGTTAAAATCTATTATAGAAAAGCATAATCTAAAAAGACTTGATAAAATAAGATATGAAAGAAGAAAAGCTGTATAAAAAAATAAATGTTTTTAAAAATGTCCTATTATCAATAAAAGAACTATCTGTATCTTCAACAACAAAGGTTGGCTGTATAGCTCTTAAAAAGGACTTTAGTAAAATAGCAAGTTTTGGTTATAATGGTTCATATAGCGGTGCATCAATAAATCCTACAACAGGAACTGAAGAAGAAAGTTTAGAGCCAGGTAAGAGTGGATTTATTCATGCTGAAATTAATATGATAGCAAAATTTAAAGAGAATGATCCTGAAAACTACATTATATTACTAACACTTTCTCCATGTGATATGTGTACTAAAATTTTAGTAAATGCTGGATTTAAGAGCGTTTATTGGCTTGAAAATTACAGACAGATGGATCACTTATCAATTTTTAAAAATTGTAAAATTAATCATGGTAATTTAGAAGACCTGGAAAAAGACTATCATAATATATACAATAAAGCATAGTCTTGATTTTAGAAGCAATAAGTTTTAAATTAGCATTAGACTTCTTTATTTACTTAAAGAAGAACGGCATAGTTTCAAATACAATTAAGGTTGATTTTTTTGATAGAGTTAAACATGAATATGTTAACTATAGCTCTATTGAAGATATGCAATCATATTTTAATTTAAACTATGTACCTATAGATCCATGTAATCTTGGTGATCTATGTTCTATTCAATCATTTCTCTCAATAAGTAATACTTATAACTTTAGCATTAATTATAAAGTAAATGATGTTATAGGTAATTTAAGTATTAACCAAGGTTCAGGATTTGACATTCAGAGGAATAGTCAAAGAGATGTGTTTAAACAAAGACAGCTCAATCTTGTAAAAAATACAATAGGTGAATATCTTTCATTTTATAATGAAATAAAAAAGATATACATAACAGGAATTTATTCCCCGTGTTATGCAGTACCAGGTTGGTCAGAAAATACTTGGTATCTTAACTCATTAAAAAGTGCAATAACAGCACCTAATAATCTTTCTCAATTTCCATATAGGGATAAAAAAATAGAGACAAAACCACCTAAATAAATAAAAAAACAAAAATAAGATGTCATTTAATTTAAAGGAATACATTCTTTATAGAACTGAAATAAAAAGAGAGTTATTTAATACTGAGGTTGATAATAACTTTAAGATGGTTGCAAATCCTTGGGCAGAAGAAAGAGTATATGAAGAAGGAAATATTGTTTATCATCCTGTTGTTGTTGAACCAGTCACAGGCATACCTCAACCTACAGGCGGTGGTTCGCAATCACTTGCTTGGTGGAGAGCTAATAAAAGAACTACAAAGGGAGTTTTTCTTTTAGACGAATGGGATCTTGTTGGAGGAGTAGGAACAGGAGATCTTTCTGTTCAAGGGGCAGATGGATTTGGTAAAATTCTTGTAAATTATTCAGGACCTACTGGTTCTTTTCAAGGTGGTCCTAATGGATTAATCACATCGCCTAACCCTAATGCAACTATAAATTATATTGCAGGTGCTGGTATGCAATTACAATGGGATCAAAGTAGTAACTCAATTAAGTTTATAAATGTAACTGCAGGTGGCGAAGTAAATCACGGACTTAACATAGGAACTGGTAATGCAGTATATGCAGGCTTAAGTGGAACTGATTTGCAATTCAGAGGTTTTTCTGCTTCTAATACATCAAGTAATCCTGCATTAACCACTACAATAAATAGCTTTACAAGTAACATAAATTATAACTTAGACTCAGGAGAAATATTCTTAGGTGAATTAAGTGGAGGCAATCCTACAGCAGATGAACTTAGCGATATTACCTATCCATCAGGTCTTCCTACAAATGGTGATCTTTTACAATGGAGTTCTTCTCTGGGATCTTGGATTCCAGTTTCAATAAGTTTATTAGGTGTAAATAATATTTATGATAACAGTGCAGTAATAGCAAATGCAACAAGAACGGTTACTCTTAATAGTACTGTTGGTGGCAGTTTAAATTTTCAATCATCTGCTGGTGTGTCTGGGCTTAGAATTAACAATGCTGGTACTGGATTTGTAATAGGAACGGTTTTAGGTACATCACCAACATCACTTCTTGACTTAAGACCTAATGATACTAATCCTTATCAATTTATGATTGATCAAAAAAGTGGAGGAGGCGATTCAGTCATTAGTGTTGGAAATGAAGTAGGCACGCCCGGTAGAAAATTTCTTTTAGGCTATGATACAAGTCAAACGTCGTTTGGTATAAATGGTGGATCTGCGTTTACAGGGTTTTCTTCTTTGCAAGGTAAAGGAGTTGATTTTTTAACAATATCAAATAGCGGTACATTTTACATACCTTATCTAGGTGCTCCTACAGTATCTGCTTTAGGAAATGATCAATTTTTAACATTTGCTGAAAATGATTCACAGGGTTTAGACACAAAAGGAACAATCAGATCTGAGAGAGATCTTACATGGACATATGATGGTACAAATGGTTTACTAAGTACTGCTAAACAATTTAGAATAAATTCTACAGATCCTTTTAGAACAGCTGCTGGTTATAAGTCAGGTTTGTGGGTTCAAAATGTAAGACTTAATAATACTGGAACCAATGACTTTAGTATACACTCAAGGGTGGTGCAATCAGACAGTCCGTTAAACGTTGAAGTAACAGGTATTTATTCTACATTAGAAGAAGATGGTTTAGGAGATACAATCAATTCACAAGTTAACCGTTATGAAAAACAAAGTGCTGGTAGTTCTGAAATAAATCTTTCAGGATTTGAAACCGTAATAAGAGATAGTGGGGCAAATAAATCATTCGGTGCTTTGCTAGGATCTGAAAGTACAACTGTTTCACAACAATGGGGTTTAGGCGTTTATTGGATTGACACTGCTGTTGCTGATAGCAAAATTGGTATTTTTTCAGATACTGCAAATATTTACTCTAGCAAATTTGATATTTATGAAAACGGCGAAACATGGTCAGGTTTATTTAGAGGGTGTGTAGCTGTAAAAGATGGCGGACTTGTTCTTGATACGTTTTCATCTACACCAAATTGTAACGTTACGCCTAGCGGTGAAATTCCTTATGAAGATAGGACTCTTTGGATTAATGAAAATAATGGACACTTGTACAGAGGCACACAAGATTTAGAAGCAGCATTAGGTGGTTCATTTAAAACTGTTTTAGCAAGTTCAAGTTTTAGAGTTTCCAGTGATTCTAATAATTTTGCGAGTGATCCTTATGTTATAGGGTTTCCGACCGAACTTTCATTTGGTGGAGATCATGACTTATTTTCACCTTCTGATTTTCCTGGTAGCTGGGACAGTAATGCTTGGAACGATTGTTATAATGTAACTGTAACTACAACACCTGGCAGTTTAAGTTCAATTGATTCTAATGGATACGGCTGTTTAATACCTGTTCCTTATCCTTTAGCAATAGGGCAAAAATTAAAATTAACAAGTTTAGGCAGACTTTCCTATAATGCATACCAAGTCGGTACAGTATTTAAACAAGCAGTTTTACATGTTGATCAAAATGACTTCTTGGATATAACTGGTAATAATACAACCGTTGAGGTTTTAGGAAGTGATTCATATCTTGCTGATGTTAATAATAGTCCAGTTGCAATTTTTAATACTTCATTGGATATTACATTAACCAAAAACTTAGCAGCTGGCGATTACTTAATGGTAGGGTTTGGTCTTAATGACTACAATTCAAGTGCTACACCATCAAATCGTTTAACTGTTTCTTGGACATTAAGCGCATCTGATTCTTAATAAATTTCTTTCAGATTTATAAGTTTCTTTTTATTTTTTATTTAAACAACGTTTTATGGAAATTACAAAATACCAATGGATAAAAGGTGATAAGATTGGCAATGTTGAAGACATAATTGATTATGGCCAAGAATGGATAACCTTTAAAAATGGTGGTAGAATAGCATCATCTTTATTAAATGAGTTTATGGTTCCAATACAATGGGATAACCAAATAATGGATTTTAGTTCACAAACTGAAGTTCCAAAGCAGCCTCAAAAAATAACAAAAAGAGAAGAAAAACCACAAACATCATTTCTGTATGATCTTATTGATAATATAAAGGTAAAGGAAAATCATACAACAGAATTTGAAATAAATTTTAAACTTCCTAAAAAGGAAATGATTAATGTTTTAGTATCATCTTATGCCGAGGAAGAAGTGTTACTTACTCTTAAAGAATATGTTCTTAATCAAATTGATATGAAATCTTTACACGAAACAATAAAGAGTAAATTTAGTGATATATCTATTTTTCTATAATGTTAATCTTACATCTAGCACACTTATTAATCTATAATATATAATTCAAATACCAACATATGCAAACATTACCAAATCGTTTTACAAGAAGAAAAATTAATAAATATAATGGATTTGTAAACCTAAAAAGAAAACTTTTATTTTCAGCATGGTGTAAATTTGTTTTAAATTTACAAAAAGGTGGAAACGAATTACATAATTCAAATGTAGACAGACAAGATAAAATTTACCATGAAATTTTAGAAGCAAGAGAATTGGTAAAAATTGAATTTTGGAAAAACTTAGGTCATACCGAAGAAGAAATAAAAAATCTTAGAATTGCATTTGCAATTACTGCTGTTAAAAATAGAGATACTTGGCAAACTGATAAAAAGGTTGCAAGAAAAATCTTTAAAGAAACTGCAGAGTCTTTAAGAAAAAGAAAACAAGAAGGTATTACTAAATAATGGAAGAACTGTTAGAAGTTAATTTTGTTTATGCAAATGAACCTTATAAAGTAAAGTCTTTCTTGGAAAGAATTCCAAGAAATATAGAATGTATTAATTACATTGACATTTACGATAAATTAGCAAAAAATGATTACTATGATCATAAGCCTTCTGATGCTGTTGTTTCTACATATCTTATAAAGCAGATTCAATATGTTATAGAAAAAGATCTACGATCTGTTTATTATGTGTTAGGCTGTATTGAAAAAGAAAGTGTACAAAATATACAACGCTATATGCAATCTTTAACAAATAAAAGTATAGTGTTTAACATATATCATTCTGTAGATATAAACTTAAATGGTTCAAGTAAACTTTTTCAAGAGTTAAGAGAATTTGAATGAAAAAACACAGAGTCTTTAATAAGGGTGAGTATGTTTATTGTCTTTTGGCATCATATACTAACCCTGATATGCTTATTCCAATAAAAGGGATAATCATTGATACAAAATGGGATCTTGTGAATCCTCTTTATAAAATAAAAATTATTAAGTTTTACGATAACATAAACTTTTTAAAGAAGCATTTTTTTGATATGCTTTTTAAGTGTTCGTTTGACAAGAGATCTAAACCATTAGCATTAAAGGCAGAAAATTTTAATCGTGTTATTGATTTAGAAGAAAGACTAAATGAAAAAGATAGCCACCGCTTTCATGTTGTAGTGGAATCTGTTATGTGTACAAAAACTTCACCTGAATTAAAAGAACTATTTAATAGAGTACAGTTCTTTTTAATATCAAGAAACCTAAAAGAAATTAGAGAATTTTCGTCAAGGGCTTTTTATAAAGGCCCTTTCTCTATTGATAGCATACCTGAATTTAATAAAAGATTTAAAGCAGGTTGGGAAGACAAGTTTAAAAAGGAAAATCTTGACATAGATAAATACCTTGATACACTTTCTTAATATATAAAATAAATAGGTTGGAATGCCAGATAATAATAATACGGTAACAAGTATAAATAGTGCTTTACCTCAACCTCAGCAATTTTCAGATAGAAATACAACATTAGGTGTTTTTGGTGGTGAATCATTTGGATTTGCATCTTCCGTTGAATCAAGATATGCTTCAAACTTTTATGTTAACAGAGTACAACCTGATGGGTTAACTGTACCTAAAGCATTTAATGATTTTTTACCTCGTTCAATTTTTAATCAGTATGCACTTTTTAATTATAGAGGTTTATACGGTGGTCTATTAGGAAGTACTGCTAATGGTTATTTTGATAATGGAAATAGAGGAAGTCTTAGCGGTGAAAATGCAGCAAGAGAAATATCAGTTTCAAAAATTATAGAATTTTATAACACATATTACCCTAAAATTTCATACGATCCTTCAAATTTTTTATATTCAAAATATTATAAAAAAATACCACCTAATCATCTTATAACATTAAGAAGATTCCCTCTTCCTGTAAATGATAATATTTTTGATTTATTTGCAACTCCAGGAACAAAAGATCCTGAAACAAAAGCATTACCCGATGCTGTTGATGTTAATCAAGTTGCAGGTGTTACTGCAATAACATACTTAGGAGAAACTGCAGGCAATCCTATTGATCAACTTCTTTCTTTTACATTTGGTTTAAAATGGAAAGAAGTTAACTCTGAAATGGAATCAATATCCACCGGTGATAAAGGATATACTAGTCAACCTTTTTATAATAAGATAGGCCCATTAGGTAGAGCAACTGCAGATTCACTTAAAGGTATAGATGCAGGTACTAAATTTAGAAGGGAGATTTCTCCTAATGGAGATCCGTTAGGTCAAACATATGCAAACTTTGTATTAGGACCTATAAATGTCATAGATCAAACAACTTCAAGAGATAGAGGTCTTAAATTTGACCAAGACATGAAACTTATTTTTGAATATGAGTTAAGATCTCTTAATTATGTTAATCCTAAAATAGCAATGATTGATGTAATAAGTAATATGTTAACAATGACCACAAACAATGCTCAATTTTTTGGAGGTGGACAAAGATATTATGGATCACAAGGTTTTGTTGCTAGCCAATTTGGTGATATAAATAAGTTAAGACAGGGAGATTTTTCAGGATATATAGGAAGTGTTGTTAATGATGTTTCAACTGGATTTAAAGGATTATTTGGTAATGCATCAGGAGGATTTGATGCAGCTAGTTTAGGTTCAGGATTACTCACAGCAGGAAAAACACTATTAGGAAATATATTAGGTGGATTTTTATCAAGTGAAGTAGGCGCAGTGGAAGGTGTACAAGCAAGTAAAGCATTAATAAGCGGTGAACCTACTGGTAATTGGCATGTTACAATAGGAAATCCTCTTAATCCTATACTTGTTATGGGTAATATGTATTGTGATAATGCTGTTATGACATTAGGTAAAGGATTAGGATTTGATGATTTCCCGATGGAGGCAAAGTTTGAAATTAGCGTTAAACATGGTAAGCCTAGAGATAAGGGGGATATAGAAAATATGTTTAATGCAGGTAGAGGTAGAATATATGCATCAGCGGCTAATGAAGAAGATGTTTTAAATTTAGCAGGTAAAGATCCAGTAGTTTTCGGTGCAGTCCAACAGAACATAGGTAATGTTAATCTTCAACCTACACAATCAGACAATGGACCAACACCGTCTAGCTTAGAGAAAAATAAAGCATCAACTACTTCTAGCAAGCAAGAACCTGCACCAGGAAGTTACATTAGCAATCTTGTCAGTATGATGATTGATTCTTAAAAAATATTTAATATGAATATAAAGTCTCTTTCTCTTAAGAATACATTAATAAATGAAAGTACTGGTGAAAACTACTTTGATTTAACGGCCCCTTCTTTTACATATGATGTAAATGCAGGAATTAAAGCTCTTCATTATGTAACCTTAGATCAAATAGGTAGAATAGATAAAATATCTGAACTTTATTTTGGTACCGGCGAATATGTTGATGCTATATGTGTAATCAATAATATCTTTAATCCCTTCAGTATAAATGAAGGCGATTTTATTGTAATACCTAATTTAAGTAGAGAAGACTTATTTTATAAAAGACCTAATACGATTAGTAGACCTAATGCTGTACAAGGGCCTTATATAAATACTGATGTACAATCAACTAAAGATCAGTCAAGAATACAGAGATTAATACAAAAGGCAAAAAATAAAAAATCAGGTGTTAACACGCCGCTGCCTCCTAATATGTTACAGCAAGGTCAATCTGCTAATACATTCCAAAATGGAAAAATAATTTTAGGTTCAAATCTTAATACCAGAAATACTGAAGAATAATGGCAACTAACCAAATAGAAAGAAATATCTTAACTATTATTGAACCTACGATAGAGTTAGATGAATTAAGTATTCCTGATGTTGAAAGCGGTACTGAAAATTCTAATGGGCAAACTATAAAGGAAAAACCTTCCAAGTTTTCTCAAATGATTCCTGAGATACGTATAAATGGTTATGATGTACAAGGAGACAGATTAGAATTTTTTAGATTAAGAAATACAGAATTTTATCCTACCTGTAGGATTATTTTTTCTGATGTTGACGGTTTCTTTTTGGCAAGATTTTTTCCAAAAGATGGTGATCTTATACAGGTACACATAAGATCTCAAGGAGATGAAACTACATTTAAACCAATAAGAATTGATTTTCTTGTTACTTATATAAGTCCAGCAGGTGGCGGTGGTAATGTGTCAGCAAATAAATTTATAGTAGAAGGTAGAATGAATGTACCTAATTTATTTACTGAAAGAGCTGCCTTTTATGAAGACACTAGTTGGAATACACTATTAACAATAGCAGAAGAATTACAGTTAGGTTATGCATCAAATGTAGAAGATACTGCTGATAGTATGACATGGATAAATCCAAATGATACTGCTGAAAAGTTTATATTGGATACTATTGCAAATTCATATCTTAATGATGATACATTTTTTACTGCATATATAGATCCTTATTATTATTTAACATTTGTTGATGTTAACAGACTTTTTAACCAAGAAGGCGATATTGAAGTAAGTCAAGCTTACGCACAAAATGCAGGTGATACTATGGGTGCTGAGGATGCATCTGGTCAAGTTGATGAATACCCTAATTTTTTAGGCAATATGTTACAAATGCAAGGGAGTGCAAGATATATTTCAAAATATGAAATGATTAGTGAAACAGGCGCAGTTAGTAAAGATAACGGTTATAAAAGATATGCTCAATACTGGGATTTGGAAGCAAAGGAATTTGTAAGTGAATTTATTGATCCTTTAACTGATAACACACCAGGTATGATTCCTGTTACAAAGGGGAGAATAATAAACGGAGAACCCGAAGGACCGAGAGATAATCAAAATAGGTTTAAGTACTTAGGCATGAGTGGTGATAATGTTCATGATGAATATATGTACAGCGTAATTTTAAACTACCAAAATTTAGTTGAAGTCACTAAAATGGGAATGATTATTGAATTAGATACAATTAATCCTGCTCTTGTTAGGTATTCAAGAATATATTGTCAAATTTTAGAATTTGCACAACCTATAAAAGATGTTTTACTAAATCCTAGTACGTCTGAACAAAATCCTAATCCAAATTCTCAACAAAGAGATATCAATCCTTTATTGGATGATACATCTACTGAAAACGGTGTTATAAATGAATTTCTTAGTGGTTTTTATGTAATAAATGGCTTGGAGTATATTTTAACAACGCCGGGTGGTATAAGAATGAAATTATATTTACAAAGAAGAGAATTTACTCCTAGTACATAATCTGTAATATATAAACTAATAACTTAAAAATGCCTAATATACAATTTCCTAGTTCATATTCTTTTGCAAAAAGATTTGTTTCATCGTCATTTACAACAGTTGGCGGTGGTAATGGTGTTACTGCATTTGATGATCCTACGTATTTAGGTTTTACTTTAGTTTTTGATAGAACCAGTCCATTATTTAATGGTGCCGATAAAGGAGAAACTCAACCGGCAAATTCTCAATTAGGTTCTCAACAAAGTCCTACACAAGGTGGTGGTCAAGTTAATCTAAATTTGCCTGATTCTCCACCACAAGGCGGCCAGGCAAAAACAATACCAGGTGGAGAATCTGCAGTTGGATATTTAGAGGCCATTGGTGAAAAAACTAGAGCAACATATCTTAGATCATTTATACAAGGTTTATTGGAAATAAATGATACACGTCCATATTATTGGCAGTCAATAAGCGGTTTAGTTGAAGCATGGGAAAAAACATTTAATTTTGATGATCCTTATATAGGAACAAAAATAGGTGAAACTGGTGAAGGTATTCAAATAGATTGTTTAGAAGCCATAGATTTAAAAATGTCTGCATTATTTACGCTGTATAAAATGGCAGTGTATGATAATAAGTATAGGAGATATATTCTACCTAAAAATCTTATGTACTTTGATGCTTATGTTTATGTACAAGAAATAAGAAAATTTAATACACTGTTAGATGTTACAGATAGAGAAATAAAAACAGGTGAATTTGTTAACCAAAACACTTCACAAATTTGTTTTAAGTTTGGGCAATGTACATGGATACCAATAGTAGCAAGTAAAGTTTTTGATGGTGTAAAAAATTCAGGTGGTAATGAAGTTGCGGCCAGTTCTATTAAATGGGGTTATAGCACGATAGAAATGATTTCTCAGTTTTCAGGTTATAACTCTTCTTTAAATGAAAGCAGAAAACAAACTGGATCAGATATTAGTACTGGTAACCCTTCCTTAGGAAGTAAGCTATTTCCTAAAAGTCCAGTGGTAACAGATGCAAAATTTGTTGATCAATTAAAACAAACATTGCGAGATCAATTTGGTGTATTTGAAGATAACTTTAACAGATTATCAACAAAAGAAAATTTAGGCAATACATTCTCTGGCGAATTAAGTAGATTACGAAATGTTGCTTTACAAAGAATAAGTTTGGGAAATATTTTTGGTATAAGAAATCAACTTTTACAGAATATACAAAATCCTCAACTTTTACAAAATGCAGTTAATGGTGCAGCATTTCAAATAGCAGAAACAATAAGAAATAGAAATAGAAGAGGGCCTAGTATAGGTGATAATCCTTTAGGCGATGGTATTGAGCCTAGAAATACTATATCCGCAGGTAGTATATTTCCGGACTTACCAGATCAAACTAATTTAGGATCAAGCAATATTTTTGGATCTGCTCCATCAGGTCCTCCACCTTTAGATTCAACTAATGTATTTGGCCAATGAAAATAAATGTAAAAGATTTAATAAGTGATAATCTTATAGGTACACAATGGGTAGGTGTAATAGAAGATACTGAAGATCCTCTTTTTGAAGGAAGATGTCGCATTAGAGTTTTTGGTAAATTTGATATGAGACAAGATTTAGAAGATCCTCAGAGTGACTTTATTATACCTAGTGATAAATTACCATGGGCAAGACCTGGTAATCTTTATAGTGGTGGAAGTAACACCGGTTCTGGTACTTTTTCTGTTCCTAAGCTAGGTTCTTTTGTAAAAGTTACGTTTGATAGTGGTAATGTATATTCTCCTATTTATCATGAAACTGTTTATCCATCTGATGAATTAAAGGCAGAAGTACAAGGATCTTATCAAAATTCTCATGTTCTTATTTATGATACAGCGTTCGGTTTAACAAAAGATGATAATGATCAAATAAGTAATAACAGAGAAGGCGAAGGTATTAAAGTTTTTTTTACCGAAGAAAGCGGTTTAGTTCTTGATTATGCAACCGCCGATGGTTCTTCAATTATAAACATAAGACCTGATAACACGATTTATATTGAACATGCTGGTGGAAAGGCAATACATATTCAAAGGGATAAAATAAGCATAGGCAAAGAAACTGAAAGTGATGAACCTGCAGTATTAGGAAATAAAAATGTAGATGCTTTAACTGCTTTGGCAGATCAAATAAATGCTCTTTCTAGGTCTTTACAAACATTTGCAACTCAACAAGCATCTATTGCATCTTCTGTTTATTTTTTAGCCCCCTTAGCTCCAGCATTAACACAATTAGGCGTTGACCAAGGTCCTATTCAAACTCAAATAGAATCTCCAATAAAAGCAACTACAATCCCACAGACAAGAAGTTCAACGGTTTCTATTGATGGCCCTTCTATCACATAATATATAATATAGTTAAAACAAATAAACATGGCACTAGTTCCAGCAACTCTTTTTCAAACATTGTTTCCTGCATTTAAAGATGCTGCTAAAGAAGCAATGATTTTATATAATAGGTCAATAGATCCTAATGATAATGGCACTGAAACCATAACAACAAATTTTGGCCCACCTGTAATTATTAATCTTAATACAGAGAGTGGCAATAAAAAAGTTGATTTATCAAAAGCTTCGGAAGTATTTGGAGATGCTCTTGCTGCAAAGTTAGTTCCAATACTTGTTAACCAAATAGATACATATATCAAAACAGCTGGAGTTACTATTCCACCAGGTCAAGCAATCGCAGGTACAAGTCCAGCAGGTCCTGTAACAGGTGCAGCAATATCACCATCTCCAATAGGTACAATTTCATAATTATTAATAAACTTTTTATAAACTTTTTAAAATAAAAAAATGATTGAGCAAGAAATTTTAATTCAATTAAGTGATGATCCATTTGATACTAAAATTTATAAAGTTGCAATTCCTCATGATGTAAAACTAATGAAAGGAAAAACTTATACTTTAGAATCTTTAGAATTTTTAAAACAATATTTTTCTCACGAAAGTTCTATTGATCACCCTTCAGTATTAAGAAATAGCGACACCGTTAATGGAAGTGTTGAATCGATTATAGAAAAAGCAGGTGTGCCAACAGAAGCTTTAATAAATGTTAATCAAAAATATACATTAAGCTGCTCTCTTTTAAGTGAACCTAAGGAAATAGTTAATCAGCTTAAAGAAGGAATGAACCTTAGCGTTAAGGTAAAAACAGTTCAAGGTGGTAGAATGGTTGCTTCAATAGGTGATGCAATACATGAAGTTAAAGTAAAAGAACTTCTTTCTTCTATAGGAGATAAATCAGTTGCATTTACATGTAAAGTTGAAGAACTTATACATGGAGGGTACTGGGTAAATATTGGTGGAATAAAATGTTTTATGCCAGGATCTCTTGCAGGTTTAAATAAACTTTATGATTTTGAAATGATTTTAGGTAAAGAGTTAATTGTTATGGCAGTAACATTTTCTAAAGAAAAAAATACCATTGTCGTTTCGCATAGAGAATATTTAAGAACACTTATTCCAGATGCAGTTGACAATCTTAAAGAAACTATAAAAATAGAACGTGAAGGTTTTGTAACAGGTTGCACAGATTTCGGAATTTTTGTAGAATTTGATAGTTGTTTAACAGGTCTTATACCTTCTTCTGAATTAAATGAAGAAACGTTTAAAAGATTTAATAGCAAGGAAATAAAAGCTGGCAATAGTATAAAATTTTGGGTAAAAGAAATAATTTCTAGCAATAAAATTATTCTTTCACAAAGCGGCCCTATAGTTGATTTATGGGATGGTATAAGTGAAAAGTATAAACCTATGATGATTGTTGAAGGTAAAGTTTCTAAAGTAACAAATTATGGAATTTTTGTTGAATTAGAAAAAGGTATAAGTGGTCTTATACATAAATCTAAAATTAAAGATATTACCTTTAATAGAGGAGATAGCATTAATGTTAAGATTACCAGTGTTAACGAAAGTGAAAGAAAAATAACAATGTCGATTATTTAATTTAGATGGCCCGGTTTATCTCTAATATATAGAATAAACCGGGCTTTAATATGTACACCAACGAACAACTTAATGCTATTCACTATTCTAAAATAGGAATTGAATTTGAGTTCTTTTCTAATTTTGATCTTAAAAAAACAAAAGAAGAATTAAGTAATCTTTTAGGTAAAAAAATTAGAATAGAAGAAAAGGCTCATAGTGATTTTACTCCTACTTATGATACCTGGAAAATGGAACCTGATAATTCAGGCGGTTCTGGAATGATAGAGTTAGTAACTGGCTCGCTTCCTTATGCAGAAACGAAGATTGTAATTGCAAAAATGTTAAAGTGGATAAAAGAAAACGGTTCAACAAATGATAAGTGTTCTATACATATAAACATATCATTTGATGGAGAAAAATTAGGTCCAGTTGCAAACATATCCAAACTTGATATAGGTAAATTTGTACTTAACTTTGATGAAGAAGCAGTATATAATGCATTCCCTAATCGTAGGGATTCAGTTTATGCAAAGACAATTAAATTTATAGTACCTCTTAGTGGAATGACACAACCTTCTTCTGCTAACACTCTTTGGAAAAATTACATGTTTGTAAAAGAAAAATATTATGGTGTAAATTTTTCTAAAATACCAAAGAATTATATTGAATTTAGATACTTAGGAGGAAAGGATTACCAATTAAAATATGACACCATTATGAAAATGGTTAATCATTTTATTGTGTCTCTTTACGATACTTTAACAAATCCAACTTATACTAAGGAAGATAAAGAAAAATTGGAAAAGATACTTAAGCAGCATGAAGAAGTAGTTAAGTCTTACAAATCTTATAGTAATTTTAAAAAATACTTTCCTGACATAAAGTTATTGGTAGATTTAAGAACAGCAGATCAATTAGTTGAAATGTTTTATCCTAAAATTAGAGAAAAGATTTTTGATCTTTTAACTAAAGCAGATATGAAAGAAGGCCTAATCAATTATGATAGTGATTTAGGGCGCATACAGATAAAAGATACAGAACTTTTAAAATGTTTTGAAATTCAAGGAGTTGATATTGTTGATTCAAAGGTTCAAGGCAATATAATTGAATGTGATCTTTTTAATTGCGACATTCTTAATTCATCAATTATGAGATGCAATGTGTTTGGATCATCAGAAATTAAAGATTGTAAAGTTGAAGATTGTTATGTTAATAAAAATGTAACATGTTCGAACTCTTACGTATTTGGTAAAATAGGTGTTTTTAGCGGTGATATGAAAGGAGGTATATTTAGACAAGGGCGTGTAACTAAATTTGCAAGATTTGATGATAAGGCAGAAATTATTGAAATGGAAAAAATTTAATATATGAAAAATAACTATTGTAGTAATCCTGAAGATGAAGCATGTCTTAATGAACTTATTAATGAAATTAATGATGAGTTAACTATTGCATGCCAAATACCTTTTACCGTTCCTAAGAAACAAATTATGAGAATTGTTGATAGGGCAAAGCAATATTTTTATAAAATATATGAAGATAGTGTAGAAGAAATGTACATCGGTTTACCAAGAGGAGCTGTACAAAAAGCTTCGTTTGTCGGCGGCATACAAAATAATAATGATGAATTAAGTAATGCAAGTTTAGAAAATACAAGAGGAATCATACCTATGCCTGATAGAGTGTGGTCTGTAAATAATGTTTTTGAAATTAATAGATTTAGCGGAGAAGATGGTGGTTTTGGAACAAATTCATTTTCAGGATTAGATCCAGACTTTGCACTTGATAAATTTATTTATAGTGATGTTTATGGTGCAGGTATAGGCTCAGAAAATCTTATGTATTATGTTGTAAATGAATTATTTATTGATAATGCTAGACAAGTTTTACAGCCTCAAATATCTTACTCGTATAATAGGTTATCCAAAAAATTTAGATTTCAAGGAGAGTTACCACAAAATGCGGTCATATTCCAAGTTTATGTTACTATACAAGACTGCGATCTTTTTAATGATGAAGTTTTTATACGTTACTGTATTGCACAGGCAAAAATATCTTTAGGTAGAATACTAGGAACATTCGATTATAATTTACCAGGTAATATAAAAATAAATTATGATCTTGTTAAGTCTGAAGGACAAGAAGAATTGCAGGCAATAATAGAAGAAATAAAAGGAGATGAAGGTGTTGATTATTTCTTTACAGGATAATGTATTATAAATCTAATAAGATTTTCTTATAATATATAATAAAAAGAATAATGATTAAGGATATTTATAGCAGAGATATTGATTCACCTAAATATAGTCCTACTACTTTAGAGGTCAGTGATAATATATCCCAACTTATTCTTAAGATAGAAAATGTTCTTTTTTCAAGAAAGGGTGATGTATTAGGATCGCCTAATATGGGATGCAATTTAGATGATTTAATTTTTTCATTAGTATTAAATGAATCTTATATAGAAAATGTTATTAATTCGCAAATACAAACATATTGTTTAAACGGTGATCAAACATTTTCAGTTAACACAAGTGTTACATTTTTTACTGTTAATGAATCAAACGGAGCTTTGGTTGATATTTTTGTAAATGAACAGAGAGTAATAGGAGCTCTTTTTTAAAAAAACATGACAGATGTCATTCTTTAGTAAAACACGCATAAAAGCAACAGAATTATTTTCTGACGCATTTCAATATTTGCAAAGAACATACGATCAAGCAATTGATGTATTTACACCTGCTTCTCCATTTGGCCAAATCTTAACAGTTGTTGCAAATTTAGGAGAACTTATTCTTTTTTATATTGAGGCTGTTGCAACTGAACTCAATATTACAAGAGCAAGAAATATAGAGTCTATTTATGGTTTATCAAGATTAACAGGCCATAATCCATCAAGAGGTATATCTGCAAGAGGTATAATAGGATTAAGACTTAATACATCTGCATCTACGCTTGTTAATGGAAATTATTTACAAATACAAAACGGTGCAAAGGTTGAATTAGGAAATAATGGTTTTACATACTTTTTGAGATTTAACAGTGATTTTATTAGACTTGAAAAAACTGATAAAAATTTTACAAACGTTGAATTGATACAAGGAGAAATTGAAACTCAAAATTTTACAGGTAGCGGTTTATCAATACAAAGCTATAATCTTATAACAAAAGAAGGTACTGATAATGATCTTGTTAAAGTTACAGTCGATGGTGAACTTTATAAGAATGCTGATTCACTTTATGATATGGGTCCTAATGAAAAAGCCGTGTTAATAAAAACAAGTATAACAGGAGGGTTAACAATATTTTTTGGAACTGGACAATTCGGTTACATACCACCTATAGGATCAAGAATAATTGTAGAATATGTTAGGACAAGAGGCCAATCTGGTAACATTGGTGGTAAAAATTTAGAGTTTAAATTTGTAGATTTTGGAACTGATGTAAGTGGTGAAAATATCGATCTTAATGAAGTTTTAGCAATTAATATAGTAAGAGCACCTAACTTTGGTTCAAATTCAGAAGATCCTTCATTTACTAGACTTATTGCACCTTACCAAAGTAACTCATTTGTTTTGGCAAATCCAAATAATTACATTTATTATTTAAGTAAATATGATTTCTTTTCATTTATAGATGCATATAATACAAAGGATGATCAATATATAAATGATGACAATATAATTTATCTTTTTCTTGTTCCTGACATTAAAAAGAAAATAACTTCAGATACTGATTACTTTAATGTAAATGAATCGGAATTTACTTTAACAGTAGATGAAAAAGATCAAGTTTTAGAAATTCTTAATAAGAGTGGTAGACAAGTTGTTACAGCAGAGGTTAGAATAGTTGATGCAGCAATTAAAAGATATGCTCTTAATATTATTTTAAGATATTTTGAAAACTATGATAAAGATGAGCTAAGAGTAGAAATAAGAAAAAATCTTAATGACTATTTCTTAAATGTTAATCGTAGAGATAGAATACCGCGTTCTGATATTATTTCTATACTTGAAGGTATTGATGGTATTGATAGTGTTAATGTTTTCTTTATATCTGAAGAAAATGAAAATGCAATAAAAAATGGCTACTATTTTGTACCTGTTTACGGAACCGATCCTGCTACAGATCAAAAGGTCCTAATAGAAAATAAAAAAATTGTATTAGCAGAAAATGAAGATCCGCAATTAGGGTTAGATAGTTTTGGCGATATTAAAATAGGTAATAATGAAATAGCAATAATAAGAGGTAATTGGTTTGATAGAAATAATAATTTTTATGAAGAAGTACCTCTTCCAAATACGCTGTGTTCTCTTAATGTATTTTTTAAGGATGTTGTTGCAAATAATTTATATAATAAAACACAACAGGATAAATTTAATGAATTAAGAAGAAATAGAGGTACAACACTAGCAACTGGAAATAATTCAAGAGGATCAAATACAGGTAGGCTTGTAGGTACACCTGTCCAAAAATCATTTAAGAATCTAAAATGAGTGCAACTGATAAAAGAGTAGGATTTCCAAGTTTATATAAAGCTGCATATGAAGATGGCTGGGAATTAAAAAATCTTGGTAATGATTATACTGATACATTACTAAAAAGATCTATGTCAAATTATATGTTTAGAAATCCTAATCTTAGTACTTTTTTACAAGACTATCTTAATCCTATTATGGTGTTTTTTGTAAATCGTGTTAAATTTTTAAGAATTTACTATAACTACGGTGTACCTAAAGATTACGAAAAAATAAACTAAATGGCAAAGAATTGGGAACATCTTTACTTTTTTGATAAAAGTGGAAAGTATTATAATTTTGATTATGACAGTGCGCAGGATAAGTGGACTGGCAATATATACCTACCTCAAGTTTCAACAAATCTTTTTGAAGTTGCTCAAATTTTTGTTTTAGAAAAATTTATTGATAAAAATAGTAATGCTTTTAAATTTGGGTTTCCACATGAACCAGTAGATCCTGTTGTAACAGGCGGTCCTACGGGTGGATGCGGTTGGGAGATTGAATGGTTAGAAGATGATCCTAATGTATTTCTTTTATTTCAATTTAATTTTAACTTTTCAACAGCTACTCAGTCAGCACTTGTCATTGAAAATGATGGTCCTATTATAGAAAAGTATGATAAGATAGATGTTACACTTGATTTTGATCCAACACAAACTATTAATAGCCAAGGATATATTGTTACTTCTTTAATTAAGTCAGAAGCTTTACAAATAAATCTTGCAATAAATTCTCCTGATGAAAATACCTACAAAAGAACTCTTTTAATTAGAGATACATGTACAGGTACTATTGTTGCAGAATTAACTGTTTATGGAGAAACTGTAGGTGAAGACGAAAGACTAAGAACTCTTACTCAAAATTTTGGATATAATATTTTAGAACAAGATAGCACGATATTTAAAAATACCAACATAAAAGAAATACTTCCAGATTTTATTGAGGTTAATCTCAAGAGAAAGGAAATAATGTTAGAAGGACATAACATATATCCTTTTATAGGATCATATAAAGGTTTAATTAATGCAATAAGATTTTTCGGTTATACTGATCTTGAAATTAGAGAATTTTGGAAAAATGTAAATAAGTCATCTCCTAGTTATGGTAAGTATATTCAAAGTAATCCTATAAGTATTTTTAGTCCTACCGTTGAACTTAATGACAAAAGCATAACACTACCTAATAAAAATTTTAGAAAAACAAGTATGTTTAGTCTTATTTATAAAATTAATAAGATTAAGCCAGATTTTTTTAGTAGTGATGATTTGCCTTTAACAGAAGAAGTGTTTGAATACACTATAGAAGAAGCAGTCATAAAACTGTTTGGTCTTAAAAGAAAACTTGAAAAGGAGTTTCTTCCACTAAATGCTCACATAAAGGATATTACAGGTGAAGCTGATTTTTTCGGTCTTCTTAATCTTACAAACACAATAAGCAGAAATGACCGTAACACTATAGTTGCAGGAATAGATGCAGATTTTAAAGTTAGTCCTAGCGGATGTGTACTTATGCAAGATCTTAGAGATATAAATCAGCTTATATATGATTTTACATTTCAGCCTCCTAAAAATCTAGTATTAGGACCTTATAACACAGGAGAAACTATTCCTCCTCCACCTATAGGACCTGACCCTAATGGACCGTTAGGATCTCCAGTTGACGGGAATGATTTTACAATTGGCGATTTAGCAGATTATTACTTAGCTTATTTTAGCAGATTTGCACCTAACATAAATACTTTAGAATATATTGAAGGTAGATCTTCTAATCGTTTACCAGATAAGCCAGGCATACCTGTTGGTGCACCTGTAGTTTTGGAAAATACAAGCTTTGGTACAATATACTGGGATAATATTGATTCTACTTGGGATCAGTTAAATAACGCAAATAGGTACTATACGTTTGACTTTCAACCGGTTAGCCCTTCGGTAGGCGATGTATTTATAATAGAAGATCCAATAACAAACACTGGAGCAACATATACTGCGCAGGCATTAGATAATGATGTAACAGTAAGAAACCAATTGTTAACACAATTAACATCACTAAAAACTTCATTTACAGATCCTTGGCTTTTTTATGATCTGTCTGCACAAGCAACAGTGACAGGCCCTGTAGTTAGAATTTTTGGGGATAACGTTTCAAGATTAAATGTATCAGTTATAAAAGCATCAGTTTTAAGTAATGCAGAATTTAAAAAGGAACAACAAATAGATGCCCAGCTTTATACGTGGGACGGCTTATATAGGTCTAACTTTACTGAAATAGAGTGGACTGTTTATAAAGAACAAACTGATATATCTCCAAGCTTTTTTTATACTATAAGAGGAGATATAAATGATTATGATAAATTACCTATTGTATTGCCTTATGTAGGTAATTATACGGTTGAAATAAAACTTTTTGATCTTTATAATAATATTTCTTCAAAGGTAAAAATAGAAGAAGTTTGTGTTGAGGGCAGAGAAGTTGAATATTCAGGATGGTATCAATCAAGAAATTTAGATTATACTTGGCAGAGTGAAGGTAAATATGTTTGGGGTGATTATGGCGCATTTTGGGATTTAGCCATTTCTCCTGAAGTTACGTGGGAAGAAGAAACACCTGCTCTTTATGATTCTCTTGATCGTGTTAATGCTATACTTAATAATTTTGGATTAGGTGCAACACCAGATTTTCATTTACTTAATTTTCAGAATAATGGTAAAGCAAGTTTTAAAGGACCTTATTATTGGAATAATTTACCTATAGGCGGATGGAACGATACATATCATCTTTGGTGGGATATGACAATGACAAGTGGAGACACACCTGCATTTTTTGAATTTAAAAAGGTTGTTCCAAATACATACCTAAGAATAGAAGATCTTAACGGTAATGTAGGAGAACACTATTTTGATTTAAGTACAACAACTTTAACACAAGCTAAAAGACAACTTAATGCTAGCTTAGATCCTATTATAAGTAAATATGTTTATAACCTAGTTTTAAATACTGCATCGAAAGAAATTTATATACAAGCAGTTGCTAAGTATTTTGGTTTAAACGGAGATTTTACAGATGTAGACATGGTTGATGTAAACGGTAATAGAATTTGCGATTACCCTGTAACTGGACAAATACCAAGTACTGCAACAGGCTGTGAAAGTATTATTTTTAGAAAGGGAAATAGTATAACAAGTAATCCTACTTGGAATACTGCCAAGTTTATAAATGATGGTAAAGTTTTACCAAAAATGACTTGGATTATGTTTGTTTATGATAAATGTAAAATATCAGGTAAAGATGCTCCGCGTTGGAGAATACGAAATACAACAGACCCTACATTTGCCGATATATATTTTGAAAGTAAGTACTTAACATATCTATTTAAGAAACCTGGAAAATATCAAATCCAATTAGAATTAAAAGATTCTAATGGAAATAAATATAAAAAGGAAAGAAATATCTTAATAATAAAATAAAAAAACAATGGCTATATCAGTAACAGAAATTTTAGGAACAGATTCTTTATCAGGATCTAGACTTGTCATTAATGATAATTTTAATATTTTGGCAAGTGAAATTAATGCAATTGAGGTTTATTTTAATCCTACAGCAGGAACAATTACAAATCTTAATGATGTAAAAACAGAAGCTCTTCGAGTTGGATTAAGTACTATACTTCTTGATATTAATGCAAGTACATTTGATATCCTAACAAATGTTAATATGACAGGTAACCTTAACCTAAACGGTGGAGGTCTTGTTAGAAATGATGTAGATCCTAACACTATAAATGACATCTTTGTAGGTCCTTCACTTAACTATAATATAGGAACAAGTACAGCACAACCACCTTATACAATTGTAAGAGTTGGAAATTCAAATACCGCTGCACTTACTCTTAACCTTAATGATGGTGTTATTGGTCAAGAAATCTTTTTCTTTTATGCTGATGCAACAACAGGTTCTGTTGATATTATAGGTGCAGTTAATCCACTTATTCTTCCAGGTGCTGGTGCTACTCCGACAGTTACGCTTGATCAAAAAGGTACATCTGTACATCTTCTTTGTATTGATGATGGCACAGGTAATGGAGATTGGTACATTGCAGGCGGAATAGGTTATACTATATCATAAAAATTAATAAATGGCAACATCACCTTTAATAAAAACACCGCAAGTAGATGGCGGTACATTTTATACATTTTCATCTTCTGCTAGGGATTTATCTAAGACTCTCAATAACGAGAATCTTAGATTTGTCTTTTCTAAGTTTGTGCTTTTAAATATACCTGATTTTGATAGATTAGATCCTAACACATTTTCTAATTTTCAAAACTATATGCAGTTTGATACTATTGATGGTATGATTGCAAGTGGAGGTTTAAAAGGTGATCCTAATGTTAATTGGACGGAAAGCTTACAAAATTATGCTCTTAATATTGAGGAACTTATTATAAGTGATCCTGCATATGATAACACGACTAATCGTTCAGTTTCAGAAAGAGTATTTTTTAAATGGCTTAAAGAAACTGGTGCTATAAGATTTAGAAATGCAACAAATCTTGAAAAGAACCAAGGTGTAGTTAGACCTCTTTTTGTTGAAGAAGATGAAAAAACTACAGGGACTACTCAGTACAGAAGAGTTGTAAAATATATAGGTGAAATAGACATCGTAAATAATGTAGATAAGGCCGGAGAAGCTTATACGGAATTATATATTAATGTGCCAACAGAAGTGGGTGGTACTCCTACTATACTCTTTGATGCAGTTGTAGATAATAATTATCAACCAAGTTTAAAAATACAAGGTACTAGTGAATTTATATTAGGTAGAAATACTGCAACTATTCATCCACAAGGTTTAAGTATAAATGCCTTTTACGATTATGACCAAGCTCTGTTAGGTCCTGGTCCTGCAGGTTATACTGATCCTAATGCAAATTGGATGAATGAATCTACTCCTCCTACTACCACAGATTCATATTTTACTGAACCTACATCTTTCATAGATCCTACTAATGTTAATATAAGAAAATATCCTGCGGATTATGGCAATCCAATAGGTTTTACTGGTGTTGCTTATGTTAGATCAAGTCTTGATGGAATTAGCGTTGATTTTAATGCAACAGATTACCAACAAATTGTAAGTGATCCTACTATATCTACTATACAACAATTTAACGGAATACCTCTTGCATCAACTTTTGAATTTAATGCAGTTCTTGTTTACTACGATCTTGTTGATTTAAGTAACCAAGCAAATAATGCAACTAATCTATATGGTATACTTATTCTTGATAATATTACACCTACTATAGATGGTGGATTTATACAGAGATATCCTAAATATAAGCCTAATCGTGTAACAGGACAAAATGGTAATAGTTATGGATTTAAAATAAATTTAAGATTTGATGCATCACCTGGTACATCAGGTATAGATACAATTGTGAATGATTATAACACATTCTCTATGGGTCTCTTTGCTGATGCAACTGCTCAATTACAAGAATCTGTTAAAATATTCACAAGACAACAAATAGAAATTTCTGAAATTAACCAGAGATTAACGGGACTTGAAAACAGAGGAGATTCTGTTAGTACTATTTCTTCTTTACAGCAACAAATAACGAGTGTACAAAATCAAGTTAATAACGCTTCACTTGCATTTGCTAACCAAACTACTCTTTTAGATCTTATTGCTAAAAATGCAGATGATATACAAGCATTAGCAAATGGACAAGTTACAACAACTCTTCAGTATAACACAAGTGTAATTAGAAGAGGGGCTGGAATTGAAATTAATACAAATACACCTAATCAAATACAAATATCACAAACTACGCAGGCATATTCATTTATGGTTCCTAAAAATAACAGTGGTATTGAAATTAACTCTACGAATCCTATTAATATTAATGTTGCAACCCCTAGTATATTTGCAGAACTTAGAAATTTTACAAATATGTTAAGACTTGACACCGTTAATCAAGCTGGCGGTGATATTTTAATTTACATAGATGATACTGCTATTCAGTTTAAAACTGGACAAGTAATAAGATTAACATTTAATAATAACTTAAATATAGGTTCAAGAAATATAAGAGTTTATACGGATGCTCCTAATAGACTTAACGGAGGAAGTTACGGTAAATTAATAGCAAATATAACAAATGATCAAATAAGTACTAGACCTATTGTAGATATTATTTGTACTGAACAAGGAGTACTTAACTTTGTATATGATGTTATTAAATAAATATAAAAAGCAAAAGCATAATGGCTGAAAATAATTCAATTTCAACTCTTTTACCTCAATTACTTAGACTTTTCAATAATTCTTTAGAAGGATTTGAAAAGGTTAACGAAGCAATAACTTCAAGTAAAGAGTCTGTTACTATTGATGTACAAAATGAAGATGGTACTATACAAAGATTAACAATACCTAGTTTTGGTTATCTTAAGAATACTGTTGATAGACTTAACAAAAATTTTCAGACATTAACTAATATAGGCGGTGGTGATAGTTCAGTTAGACTTGCTGATGGAACATTTAGAAAACTTGTTCTTGCAAAATTGCCTACAGAAGCCAGTGATATAACTTCTCTTAATTCAATAAATGAATTTAGTGTAAAACCTAATTGGTTCTTTGAAGAACTTATTAATCCACTTCTTTATGTAAAATTTGATATAACTGGTCAAGCTCCTATTACAACAGAACAAGCAATAGTAAGAAGATATATTCTTGATACAGTTTCTCAAAGTCAAATTAATTATTTTAATTCTGAACTTAACGGTAGAAACGATATTAATTTTGATGATTTTTTACAAAACATTGTAGATAGAAACATTTCATATGTTCTTGATGAAGCTGTTGTAGATGTACCACCTAGAGAAAAAAGATACTCTGGTAATTTTAGTGTAATAAGAATTTCAACAGTTGATGTAACTGAAGAAATTAATGGTGTTTCGGTTACTACACAAAAGAAGCTTTACAAATTAAATAAACTTAATTACACTGATGTTGATGCACAGTTTCCTGATACAATAAGTCTTAAAGTTGGAGATAGCCTAGATGTTATTTCAGATCCTATTGATACAAGATATGTTGTCAAGCAAGTTGATAGCAGTACAAATTCTGTTGTGCTTGAACTCATTGAAGGTTCTAAAGGAATTCCTATTGGAGCAGATGTTTTAAAAATTGGAGCAAATCAATCAGATCAACTTTTTGTTGATGTAACTGTAGGATTTAATGAAAGATGTGTTACATTTATAAAAACAGTAGATCCTAATTCAAGAATACCTGCAGTTAATTGGTCTCCAGGCAGTGCATTTTTTACAAGTGATCTTATAACTATTAATACTGAAGGCACACAACAAACATTAGCTGAATTCTATAAAGACACTGCTTTAGATTTTGGTAGGTATCTTTTATCTTTTGCCAAAGATAAGTACATTACAACAGCAGAAGGTGTTGTACCTAATGCACCAACTTTAAACACAAGTGACTTTTCAGTTAAACTTATTAATGCTCAATTAACAAATTCAAATGCAATAGTACAATTACAAGACTTAAATAATCAAAAGTTAACTCTTGAGTCTTCTATTAAAGAATTGGATTCTGCTATAGCAAAGAAAAAGACAAAAATACAAACAACTAATTATGCAACTGAGGTTGAAAGAGATGCTGATAAAAATGCTCTTCAAGGTCTTATCACTGATCGATCAACTCAATCAGAACTTTATTCTTCCGTTGTAAAGGAAATAGATGCAAAGGGAAAGGACAGTTCAGTTGCAAGTATTCTTCCTAAATATAGAGTAAGAGGATTTTGGCCTTTGCCTGAAGAAAAATCTACCCCTGAAACAGGTCCTCAAAAAATAGTAAAATTTGTTGTAAGATATCGTTATCTTTCAGAAGATGGTGCTGCAAATCCTGTTGATCAGTTTACCTATGTTGATGGAACTGGACAAAGTCAAGGTGCATTTTCAAATTATGTAGAAGTTGAAAGTGTTGTCAGACCAAGAATTAAAAATAACATAACAGGTAAATATGAATGGGCTCCTATTAATGATAGTGATGCAAATGCAATTAATATAAATCAACTTGATATTCCTATTTCAAAGGGTGAACAGGTTGAAATACAAGTTAAAACAGTCTCTGAGGCAGGTTGGCCATCCAATCCGTTGGAAAGTATTTACTCTGCTCCTGTTAGAATTTCGTTTCCAGCAAACCTAAGTTCAGATAGTGTTGTAGAATCAATTCTTGAACAAAATAGAGAAGATCTTGCAAAAGTAAATCTTGAAAGTGATCTAAATGCAAAAGGCATTGATCAACACCTTGCAAGTTCATTTATAGCAAATTCTAATTATTTTGCACATAGTGCAAGTTTTATTGCATCAGGATTTTTATCCGATAATCAAACACCGATTGACTTATTTACAAAGTTAAGTCAAATACAGGCTCAGCTTAATGAGTTTAACGAAATACTTAAACGTGCAAGTGGCGAACTAGTTGTAAATCTCGTAGACGATTTAGGAAATGTTATAAAGTTAGCAAGAAATTCAGTAACAAAGGTTTTTGCAGGTTTTTATTCTCAACAAGTTAAAGATCTTGATGATCCTAGAGGTGCAATTATTTCTAAAACATATTTTGTAAATTTAGCAAATAGTAATCAAACAGGTTTACAACTTATTGCAAGAGTTGCAGGAAGTCGCGGTAGAATGGTTAAGCAATCAGAAAATCCAAATGCTACATCTGCTGAAATTGCTAATGGTTCAGTTATTTTACCTGCTACGTATTCATGGCTTAATAATAGTTACTTAAATCAAAGTGACGGAAGACAAACATTTAATACAAATGATTCTGATTATAACATAATTAGAAAATACGATCTTACACCTATAAGTCTTTCTAATCCTGATGTTATAACAGGTGAAAACTATGGACAAATTAAATCGTTTCCTCCTTTTCAATCAACTCAAAACAAAAATCAGTTTATTTATTGCAGATTTAAAGATGTCTCATCTGAAGACGTTTTTTATAATTATATAAATCCAGATTTTGATGAAGGTATTACTTCAGCAGTTAGATACACAATTAATCTTGACACAGCAGAAAACTTTTATAGTAGACCTTCTCAACAAACTGCATCTTCTGGTTTTATTTGGGGCGGAGGTTTTGACAATGCAGGATTACCTACATTAGCAACAGGATACGTTCTTCCTGCAAATGATCAAGCAGTTGATGTACAAATAACTCATCCTTTTTTACAAAATTACGCAGCATATAGAAATGCTTATATAGCATTAACAGGTGATACTACAACATTACCAGTAGGTGTTGGTGCAGGTGTTGATTGTACAGGTGCAGGTAATGATACTGCATCAATTTTATTTAGACAATCAAAATTTGCACCATTAACAATTGATAAACCAAAAGGAAAACAACAGGCTATTTACTTAAATGAAAATCTTGTAGATCTTACATCATTTTCAGCAAGTAATCCAATTTCATTTAATTTTAACGGTGTAACAACAAGTCAAAATTTACAAGCAAGTCCAAGTCTTACCGCGATTGCAAATTTATCAACGGTTGATTATGAAAGAAATGTAAAAAATTCATTTGATACATTTGATCAATATCTTTTAGGTAAGCAATCATGTGGATCTTATCTTTTCTTATCATCTGATGATCATAAAAATATTCAAGTTGATGGAGATTCAATACAATCTACAAAACTTATTCAATTTGGAAGTTCAAATTCTATAAACGTTCCTCTTGTTTTCCAATACAGAATGACTGATTACTACGGAGCTGGAGATGGTACTTCTGGCGGATTAGGTAATGTTGGTGGAGATGTTACTGGAGCAATAACAAATTTAACATACTCTAAAAAAATAGGTATCGACATATATCCTAATGGAACTGATGTTTATCAATACGATATAGAGGTTTCTTCAAAATATAGATCTGATAATCTTAACCTAGATGTATTTCCATCTGCAAGTGTATCTACAAGTTTAGGCGATTTGGAGAGAGTACTTAATACACTTAATCCTAGCGTAACTGAAACTAAGGTTAATCAGGCAGTTAATACTGGTAATACATCAGGATTAAACATAGGTTAATATAATAGCTTTGTTAAGAATAAATAAAAAAAGTAAAGATAAATGGTCGAGAAATTACTTGACAAAGCATCATATAGTCTTGTTCGTACAAATCCTAAACTTACAGCAAATGTTAAATTAATAAGTAATGGTAATGACATTTACCTAGAATCTTTTAGTGCTAATAATGCGCTGTCGTCTTCTTCTTTTAAAGCATTTAAAGTTGATGAATCTTCAACATATGATCAAGATGTTTTTAGGTTTTTTCAAAAAGGTAAATTTCCTATTGACTTAGCATTTGAAGTATTTCAAGAATTTAGTGATACTTCAGTTCTTAATTCATACAATAATCAGTATGAAATGTTTTATAGTGCAGGGGCTAGATCAATTAATTCTGAGGTTTATACTGAAGATTTAGGAATTCTTGCACCTCTTTGGTTAGATGAACAAATACCTAATTATTTTGTTATTTTCAGACTGGACAATCCTGCTGCAGTAAATAATCTTTATGCTTCTTTTGCAAATGAAAATGCAGAATTGGCACAAACTTCAGTAGATTTTGTTCAAAATGTTTTAGAAAATTGTACAGCAATAAAAACATTTGATTTAACAACTGCATCTCCTTTAGGAAGATATATTAGAAATTACAGAAATCAAGAATCATTTCCAAAGGCTTCTCTATTTACAACCTGGAGAAATGATCAGCCTTTTCTTTGGAATGGTATATCTTATTATGGTGGAGGATTTACATCTAGTGGTAATTTTGTTTATGATGATCTTGTAACAAAAGATGCAACAATTATACAAAATGAATATTACGTAACACAAGGTTTTCAAAGAAATGGTGTTATACTTGCAAATTTATTAAACCTTGAGTTTCTTTTTACTGATGATTATGCAAGTGATTATTCAGTAAATAGATACTTTGGACTTTATGTTAATGAAGTAGAAGAAGGACTGTTTGATATATCTGGAACTTCATTTTATAAAAATTCAGAAAAATCACAACTACCAAAAATAAAGTCAGATAAAGAAGTTTCAGAACTTCTTAACACAACATTTGAATTAACAAATCCAAATGGCATTGTTCTCTATCTTGATCCTTCTAAAGTTACAACATCTACTGGGTTACCTACACCACAGAGAGTTTCAGAAGTAGAGTCAATCTTTTATGTAAAAGATAAAACAGGTTCATTTCATACAGTTAAGAAAGGCTCAACATGGGGTAATAACCAAATAAGACTTTTTGATACGAAAGTTGATATTTCACTTTTTGCAGGCTTTAAACAACCTGATACATTTGCAGATGCAACCGTTTTAAGTAGAAAGGGATATGCACTGTCTAGTTTTAAAGTGTTAGGTGAAGTTCCAGATGGAGCAAAGATAACATTTTATGACGGTGTAACTTATGTAGGAGAAATTTCTGCAAATCTTTCATTAACAAATGGTCCAGGTACAAGCAGTTTTCAATTTTTTAATCCAACAGGAACATCGCAAGAAATAGTAAAAGCAATGACATCTGCTCTTAATATAGGTATACCTGAAAATAAAAGATTTTTTACAGGATCATATAATAATGATGTACTTTACGTTAAAAGTAGATTTGCTGGTACACGTTTTAACAGATTAAATTTTACAATTGATTGGGACACATATCCTGATATTAACATTCAAAGTTTCCCTGAAACATCTGAACTAATAACAAATGCAAATTTTGTAGGAGGTAATGACAAACCTAATAGTATTCTTAAAGTAAATGCTGGAGATCAAGAAAGATTTACGTTAGGTAACTATGTACAAACAAAGGGAGGTTTTACTGTAATATTAGGATCTACTCCTTATTTAGATGAGCCTATATTTGATCCGTTTGGTACAATAATAGGTTATACTGATATTGATAAATATGCAATTATAACACTTAATGACGATCAGGTACAAGTAACAAGAAATGGACAAGTTGCACTTTATTCTGATTATAGGCCTTCATTTGGTAGATTTTCATTTTTTCCAGTAAGAGATTTTGATTTTGATTTTTATAGTACACAATATAGTCAATTAGGTGAACTTAACTATGAGATTGAATATTATAACCAAACAATACCTGGAAGTGTTCCTCCAATTTATACAGGTATAAGTAGCAATCCTGACATTAGATCATTTTTTACAAACGGAGGATTTTCTAATCTTGTTGGTCTTATAAGAGAAACTGATGTTAACCAAAGTCAAAATCTTTTAGTAACATCTGAATACCAAAGATTAGAAGAAAACTATTTAAAAGAACAAGCAATTGCTTCAAGAGTAATACCTTACATAAATAAATGGTCTTACTATAATGATGGCAAAGACGTAAGAAATAATCCTTATCGTTTTGATTTAAGCGAATCTTTTGGCAGATATAATTTTGCACCTTCTAAATGGACAGTAGGTCAAAATCCTGAAGGCTTTACACATGAATGGTTTTATCTTTGTGAATTTCCTGAATACTTTACGCAAGAAGCAATTGAGAGTTCATGGAGTTATATTGATGTTGCACCATTTGATACAATAGAAGAAAATCCTTTTACAAATACAGCATACACGCCTGGAACATTTCAAAATGTTACTACAAATAATTTTGATAAGTATTTTATTATTGATAAATTTGAAACAGGTGGCATAACTTTAATTGACAGACAATTAAGATATGGTAGATTTTCAGGTGGAGATTCTGAAAATTATGCAGAATCATTTTTAAGAGGTGTTAGAATAATAGCAAAATCAAAATCAAAATTTGATCAATTTATAAACTTTAATGCTAGTAAAATAGCATATGTAAAAAATGGAGATTTTAATGATTACAAATTTTCTGTTATCTTAATACCTAATAATCCTGTCAAGCCTGAACAACAGATAAAATTTGTTAAAAATGAAAAGTGGAAAACAATTACCATGATGGTTTTTGTTACAATTGAAAATGATTGTGTAACATTTGGTAAACAGTCTATAGATAGAACTTCTCTTTATTCTTTAGAAAGTAATTTTATAACTAACCAAGATTGTTCTCCTCTTATAACAACTGAATCTTCTTATCAATATTCAAATGGAAAAATGCAAGGTAGTATATCATTTACTTCTTCTTCATTTGATACCACCATAGGTCTTTATACTATCCAAGGACTTCCTGATATAAATGGAATACCTACTGATTTTATTAATGATATACAAGTTGGGTATGATGGTAATTATACTCCAATAGAATTTCAAATTGATGGAGATACTTATAAAATAGAAGGTATCGCAAGAGTACTTACAACAAATGTTTTATTAGCATCTACGATATTAAAAAATGGTGTTCCTTATAGTTTACCTAATCCCTTTCCATCAGCTAGTAAATTAAGATCTGCTACTTATAATGTAGTAGGTGGTGGCTACAGAGAATTTTCTTATAGAATGAGTTATGTTGGTTTTGCATCAATATTTAATGCGGTAAATCAAGGAGATCCTAATATTGTATATGAAACCGTTTTGGAAAATGGACAAAGAGCATTAAACAGTGATGGAACATTTGCACAAACTTTTTCTATAGAATTAAGATCACAAGATGATATTCTTAAATCGGTGTACTTAGGAGTTTTACCTGATCCTAATAAACCTACTGCCTTTAACCTAACTGATGTTATAGGTTACAATCTTTCTTTGCAAAAGGTTCCTAGGGTAACACCCATTGCTAGACATAGTGGATATTATGAACCACTTTCTTATGATCTTTTTAAATTTAGAGATCCTTATCTTAATGTTGATTTTAATGGAAATGTAACAGGATCATTTACAGGTTCTACAGGAGGCGGTTTTATTCCTGATCAAGAATATAAAGAAAAGGTTTTAGCATTAACAAGATATGCAAATACACAATTTTATAGCCAAGATGTTTTATTTGGTCAAATAAAAAACCTATTTTACCATAAAGTAAATCAAGAAGACCCTTCAACAATATTAGAGCTTTCTAATAATAGTGCATATAAAAGTCTTTATCCACTTATTAATGAAGTAGGTATTTTAAGTAGAAATTTTTATACGTTTTCTTCTAATTGGGAACCTGGTTATTTTGTAAAAAGCATTGATAAAACTGCAATCGCTGAAGTGATAGGTACAAGATCAATGTTAGAAAAGAAATCATTCTTTGGTTCAAAATATCTAAAGGTGCCACAACAAATAACATTACAGACATTTACTCCTAGCGAATTTCAAAAAGCTGCTATAAATCAACCTAGTCTTATTGGTGGAAATTTTATGGTTAATGAAACATCTTCTACTCTTGACTTTTACTTATTTATACAAAAAAGACTTATAGAAATTTTGTTTAATCCTATAAAGGAAACATTTCAAAAATATATTAATCCTCTTTATAGTTTTGGTAGTGAACAAACAATTGATGATGATGTAACAGAATACATTACACAAAATATATTGCAATTATATAAAGTACAAAATGTAGAACTTTACGTAAGAAACACAAGACAACCTATAGGAAATATTTACACAACAGCTGAATTAAATAATAGTGATAAATTAGCAGCAGGTCTTAATCCTACAGGTTCTTTTTCTTCAAAAATTCTTAATACTAATCCATTTGATTTAAGGTTAATATATAATAAAAATGCAGGATTTTCAGAATCTTTTGGATTTAGCATAACTATAGTTAAAAAATAAAATAAGAGATGCCTATAACCATAAAGGAGCTTTTAGCGTCAGATACTATTTCTCAGGCAACTGATAAGATAAATTTTAATTTTGATCAACTTCTATTAAATGGAGGTGGGCCAGAAGGTCCAATTGGTCCATTAGGCCCTCAAGGGCCAGTTGGTGGAAGAGGTCTTAGAGGTACTCAATGGTATGAAGATCCTGCTGCATCGCCAGGTACTAATCCTAACAGTCTTATTTTTATTAATCTTTTAGAAGGAGATTCATATCTTCAATCTGATGGAACTGTATGGGAATATAATGGTACCGTATGGATTGTTACTGCTGTTAATTTAACAGGTCCTCAAGGTTTACCTGGTATTTCTGCCGGGTTTGGCTATTTTGGACAAACTGCATTAGTAAATGAAAACACTATTTATCCTAATGTTATGCCAAGTGGTATAGGTGGTGGTGCTAATACAGTAAATCAAGGTGTACCTGCTGTTATGTTAGGCGGTGTGGTTTCTAACACTACACCTGTACCTAGTATTTCTTTTACTACTGCATATCAAATTGATAATAATATTGCACAATCTATTGGAAGTGAAATAACATCACTCTTTATTCATCAAAAAGATTCAACATCTTCAAGTATAACATTTCATGGCGGTGGTTTTTTAGCAACAGACAAGTTTGAACAAAATATTATAGGAAACCTTTCAACAATAGGATTAGGTATAGATGATAGATTAGTATTTACGGTTCCTAAACCTGCAACAACTCCTACACAAATAGACGATTTAGTAGGTCTTGAATTTATTACTACTAAAAAGGGTCAAAGATCATACTCAGGTAAAGCAATAGAACATTACACTGGATTAGATACCACAACACCTGTATTAGGTAGTGAATATTCAGATTATAGAATAGTAGTTGGTCAAAGTAATCCTAGCATTCAACCTAAATTTAGTGTTTCAGTTTCTACACCTTCTAGCACTCTTCAATTAGGAGGAAGTATTACGTTTCCAGGAAATCCAACAATTTCTTCTGCAGTAGGTAGTAGATTTTTACTTGATGTTGTTAATGCGCAAATACTTACTTCTGGACAAAATCTTATAGTGGCAAATGATGTTATAACAATTAGATCTAATAATTCTAATGTTGATACAACTGCTTTAGGTAATATCAGTCATGTATCTGCAAATTTAATAAATACGGTTACTTCTGGAATTTCTAATAATGTAACCTCTAGCGGTAATATAACTCATACTATTTTTAACGGTGCGTTTTCATCAAGAGCAAGTGCAGGTTCTTTAAGTCAAGCTAATACACCTCTTAACTTAGTAGGATGGTCTTATCTTTACTCAAGAAATGGTATAGACCTAAATGCTAATGCAACAGGTAGCCAAATTCTTTTAACATCTCAAGGTAGTGTTGGATTAACTGCAGTTACACAAAATATAACATTAACTGCATCTTCTGCAAATGTTCAGGTTAATGCTCCTGCTGGCCAAATAGACTTAACCGGATTAAGAGTAAACATACAAGCTACTGGAGCTGCGGGCGGAAGTGGTGGTAGAATAGACCTAACAACATCGTTTGATGATATTAATATAGTATCCGCAAGAGGTGTTAATATACTTACAGGTACAACAGGTGCAACACAAACCTTTGATGTTGGTGCAGGAACTATTGATATCTTTTCTAATTTAAACACTACTATAAATGCAGGTGGGGCTTCTAGCATTTTAAGTTTGCTTTCAGGAAATAACATAGTTCTTACTGCAACAAATATAATTGATGTTAATTGTAATAATTTAGATATTGATGCAACTGCATTTATTACAATAGATGGGTCACTTATTGCTTTAACATCTACATTAGGAACATTAATACAATCAAGCGCATCAGTTACAATAAGTGGTACATCATCAAGTAGCCAAGTAACAATTCAAAATTCAAAAAGTAGAACAAGTGCAGCCGCAAACACAACATTACCAACCCTGCCTATTCAAATAGTTGGCGAAGTTTCTCCTAGTATAACATCTTTAACTGGTGTTGGGCGAGGTATTATTGTTACAAGAACTACTCCTGTAATTGCCAGTGGCACATGTACATATACTGCAGTAGGTTCAATTGATGATTGCGTAATAAATTGGATAAAAATAGGATCTATAGTTCAAGTAAATGGGTATGTTGATTATAATACTGGGACCGGTAATGGCGTAGGTTTAGGTCTTATTCCACTACCTATTATCATGGCAAGCTCATCTGATATAAATGGTCTTTATGGTAATGGCACTGCTTATATAGAAAGTTACATAGGAGGTGGTGGTAATTCATATGCTGCTAAAATGGTTCCGGTCGAAGTAAAACAGGGGCAAACTGGGGTTGATAAATTTTATTTTGTTTGTGTACATGAACCTACAACTACAGCAAGTGGTGGCGATACCGATGCTAGGTTTGCATCAAGTTTACAGGTAGAACAAGGTGTTTTTAATGGTGTAAGACAACCGAAAGATTCCAGCAGTGTTGGAGGATGGACAAATGTTATAAATGCAAAATCAAATATTAGATTTAGTTTTAGTTATAGATTAGAACCTTAAAATTATGACACAACAAGAAATTTTAGAACTTAACGGATTTGTTAAAAGATATAGTGAAATACAAATCTCTATTGAAACAATGCAGAACACTATAGAGAGTTTAGCCAGAAAGCGTGATCTTCTTTTTGATGAATTGGATGAAATGAAAACAAAAGAAGAACAGTTTATGACAAGTCTTATAGAAAAATATGGAGCTAGCGAAGTGACTCCTAATAAATTACTTAAATGGATAAATGATTAACATAATTAATACCACAATTAAGATCCTAACAGATCGTAGAACAACAAGAGCATTATTAGCTGCAATAATAGCTATTCTTGTATTCTTATTAATGCAACAATGCGAAAGCACTTCTGCTGCAAAAAAAGATCTAACAAGACTTAAGAATAATTCCAAAGCTCTTCAAGATACCGTTAGAAATTATAAAGATAAGTGGGGTAATTCAGTTGGAGAAATAAGAGGTCTTAATCTTACACTTAAAGAATTAGGAAATGCTATTAAATACGAAAAAGGTAGACCACCTATTACAATTATTGATGTTAGAACTGAAATAGTAGAAAGAATAAAAGAAATACCTGTTTATATTAAAGATACACTAATTGTACAAGATACACTTAAGTTTGAATCCGAATTGTTTATATCTGAAAGTGATACATTTGGAAAAAGTAGCAGATCAATTTCAGTAGGCATACCGTTTAGTGTTAAAGATAAACTTAAGTTTGGTAAAGCAAATATAGAACTTAAACAAAACATTTGGTTGAGTGCATCTATATTACAGGATAAAAAGACAAAGGAAGTTTTTGTTCAAGTTAAAAGTGATTATCCAAATGCAACTTTTAATAACTTAAAAGGAATATTTATAGATCAAAAAAGTAAAGAGTTTAAAAGTTTAAAAAATTCTTACAGAAAAAGTTTTGGTTTAGGTATAAATTTAGGAATGGGATATATGCCACTTACCAATAATTTTGCTCCTTTTGTTGGTGTAGGTATTTCTTATACACCTAAGTTTTTACAATGGTAAATAAATATAGTAATGGAATCATCTAGGTTTATACAATTAAGTCCGCAAATACTTGTTGAGTATGTTTATACAGACCCAACAAATCCTACCATATTTAATACGGCAGGATATCCTATTGAAATAATGAGAGACCTTCATACAGGAGGATCTTATTTTTTTAATACAATAGGTGTTGCTGCAACCATGGGTAATTACAGAGATATCTCTGCTGCATCTATTACTCCAAATAATACCAAATATGCTTATCTTAATACTAGTGTAGGCGTACCTTATAATGATTTTGATCCTAAATTAACACCTACTGTAAATTTACTTCAAACATTTTCACCGCAACTTAATGTACAGTATGATAGAGTTCGTGTTCATTTTATTGCAGGCTTTAATTTTGAGGATTATGATGGTATAATATTTGAAGTAACGGTTCCACGTAGAGATGGTACGCCTCTTAATCTTTCTTCTATTAATTTCTTAAAAACAGATACTCCTGTTTTTAATCCTGATCCGTTTCTTTCAGGAGATAAGCTTTATTCAACCTATATTGAATGGCGTGTCCCTTCTCTGTTTTACATGAATAATACATTCTTAAAAACAGACTCAAACGGTTTAGGATGGAAATTAACACAAGGACAAGGATTTTTAGGAACTCCGCCTATCACTATTAAAGCTAGTGGAATTTATCTTACAACAATAGAAAACTCTTATAGTATTTATGATGTTCAAGAAATAAATTCTGTAAGTATTCTTAATAGAGATATTTATGATAATCTTTTTGCGCAAGTAGTTGAATCAGAGGCAGGCGACTATTTTGAATTAAGTGGACAAGTTACAGGATCAACATTTGCAAATTTTATAGCACAACTTAATTCATCAGGCGGCAACTATGTTGTATTTCATGAAGTAGTAGTATCAGAACAAATAGGTACAGGATTTGTACAAACAAGTAATCAGGTCTTTACACAAACAACAAATTTTGATGAACCTATACTTCTTAGACCAATTATTCTTAACAGTTCAATTGCAGTTTCATTTGCAATAAATTATATTTTAAGACTTTATAACAGAGACGATAATACACAAATAATTAAGAATGCTAGACTTATATCATTTGATCCTAAAAAATATGGAAGAAGAATACTTCAAATAAATTTAGGAGTTGTTCCTCGTGTTGCAAATGTTTATAATAAATTAAATAATGATACAGGCCAACAAATAGTTGTAGGTGGAAATGGTATAACAAGTGCAGATTTATCTAGAGAAATTGCTGAAAGTTTAGTTGTAAGAACACAATACGTGACTTCATTTAGGGATAGAATAAATATTAAAGCAGCAGTATCTTCTGCTAAAATACAAGATGTTACAAATGGAAATACAAACTAATATTCCTTTAACTGCAACTGAGTCTAAAATTTATAAAAAATTTACAACTCTTTCTGTTAATGAAGCGCCACTTCCACAGGGAGATGCGGTTATAAAAATATCACCGTTTGACGATTACTATGTTTTTACTCTATATGATGATACTGGTGGTGAAAATACACCAATAGATTTATCTAATGTAGGTTCTCTTTTTCTTTCATTTATTGGAGAAAACGATGAAATAAAAATACCGTATTATACAAAAGTTTTAGACATTGATATGGCGCAAGGCCAAGTTCTTTTTAGAATAAGTAAAGATAACTCTAAAAAGATACTTGCATTAAATAATGATAATTTTTATGTTTCTTCACAAATGATAGCGGCTGATGGGAGTGTTTCGGATGAAACTGTTTTATACACAGGCAAATTCAAATCTTTAGATGTAGCTGTATCAGAAGCACTTACCACAAAATTAGAAAATGCTGCTGTAGAATATGCAAAAGAATTAGCTATATTAACTGATGAAGTTGCAAAATTAAGACAAGAAAACGGTACACTTAGAGCAATAGGAGCACAACTTAATTTAACAATACAACAACTTAGAGCAAGCAATCAACAATTAAGTAATGAATTAGCAAATGTTTCTGCTGATATGCCAGAGTATTCAGATCCTAAAAAGGCTTTACAAGCTTCTGCAGAATTACAGTCTAAAACTGAAGGTGTTAAACCAACAGTCGTTACTAACAGTACCGTAATAAAAGTTAATGCAAAAAACCTAGAAAAGTATTTTTAACCTATGTTTTTAACTGGAAGAAATAATCAATTTAGGTTTGAGTTTCCAAGAATCTTTATTCCTAAAGAAATTGCTGATAGATACAGACCTTATATTAATAGGATTCCAGGTTCTATGATTAAAGAACCTATTGATCTTTTTAATTATACAATACAATCCATAAATCTGCCAGGCCCTTCTTATGATCCAGTAACACAAACAGACTTTCCTGGTAATACAAGAAGTTTTAAAAGTGCTCAACCTTTTCAACAAAATTTTGATAGAGCTCTTAACGTTACTTGCAAAGCTATAGATGGATATGTTAATTATTGGATGTGTATAGAAGTTTTTAATTACTACTATTCATTAGGTGGAAATAAAAATTTATACATACCGCCTGTTCATATACAAATGTTAGATGCAGAAGGAAATAATATAGTAACATGTTTTTTGGATCAAATCATATTTAATTCAGTTGGAGCATTAGATTTAAACTTTTCTTCTAACACAATTGAATTCCAAACATTTGAATTAAATTTCACATACAATATTTTAGATATAAAAGTTAATATTGTTTAAACTTAAACTTAATGACATACATAGGAATTGATTTTTCTCTAAATAGTCCAGGCGTTTGCGTACAAAGCCAAACAGGTGACTACGAATTTATTTCTTTTTTTAATTTTGGTAATAGAAAGTGGGGTACAAAAATACCTAAAGCATTTAGTGTTCATGAAGAACTTATGAATGCTGGAATTATACACGGAGTTTATTATAATAGAGAAGTTGAAAATAAAGATTTCCTAAAAAGAGAACGTGAAAAACTTGTAGATGCACAAAAAATTTCAAATGTTATTATAGATAAGATAACTGATTTTATAGATGAAAGTAGTGTTAGACTTTCACTTGAAGGGTTTTCGTACGGATCAAAAGGAAATTCATTTATTGATATAATTCAGTACAATACATTCTTAAGATATAACCTTATGCAAAGATACGGTATATCTAACCTATCAATATATCAACCTTCACATATAAAAAAATTAGCAGGAAAGGGTAATGCTAATAAGTTCTATATGATAAAAGCATTTCAAGATAATGTCTTAAATGATAAGAACCTTAAAAGATCTCCATTTTGGAAGTGGATAAAGGATAAAGATTTTAGTAACAATATTTGTAAACCCGTGGATGATTTGGTAGACAGTTATTTTATACTTAATGCTTGTAAGTCTTAATTACTTAATGCTAATAAAGCTTAAAATACTTAAATACTTAAATGCTAATATAATAATACTTTTCTAACAAAACCAGATAAATTTTATATATAGATTTTTAAAATTAGTTTCAGAAATATTTTATGAAAGCACTAAATAATAGAATTTTTTTAAAAAAAGATGAAGATTCTGGTAAAATAGGTGAATTTTTTGTACCAAAGAAAGAAGGTATGTATGCACCACCATATACAGGAACTATTATATCAGTAGGTTCTAATGTTACAGACTTAGATTTTAAAGAAGGAATTAAGGTTGCATTTCACGATTTAGCAGGTGTAGAATTAAACATCGAAGGCGAAAAGATTTTTTCAATAAGAGATATAGATGTTGCAGCAATTTTATTTTAGAAATTCTTAAAACAAATATAATTAAGAATATATAATCTATATAGGAATTAAATAATTCTTATGTATCAACGGCAATAACAACGGCAATTTTATTAAGGCAATCCCGGGCAGCAATTAATTAAGTAATCGTGGTTAGGCAATTTTATAATTTTAAAAAAAGGCAATTTATTATGGCAAACGAATTTGATATTTTTAACATTAGTGTATCTGATTTAGATACAGGAGAAAAGCCCTCTCAGAGCAGTGATTTATATTCTCCAAAACCTGATCAAGGACAAGACGGAACATATCGTTCTTTGATTAGATTTCTACCAAACGCAAAAAATCCAAGAAAACCTTACGTTAGAAAATTTAACTATTGGTTAGAAGACAGAGAAGGCAATGGCTTTTATATTGACTCTCCATCAACCGTTGGAGAAAAATGTCCTATCCAAGATGCATTCTTTAAACTTAGAAACTCTGAATCTGCTTTAGATAAAAAAATGGCAGAATCTCTAAAAAGAAGAGAAGTTTTTTATGCTCTTGTACAAATTGTTAAAGATCCACAAAACAGAGATCTTGAAGGACAGGTTAAAGTTTTTAAATTTGGTTATAAAATTAAGGCAAAAATTGACGAAGAGCTTAATCCTCAATTTGATGAACCTACACAAATCTTTGATCCATTTGAAGGTAAAAACTTTGAATTAGTAATTTCTAAAAAGGCTGGTTTTGCAAATTATGATTCTTCTAAATTTCAAGGCAGTAGATCTCCTATGACATTAGGCGGATCTCAAATTGAAAATACAGAATCAGGTAGAAAACAAATTTTGGAATATTTACAAAAGGCTCCAGATTTAGGAAACTTTGATTATAAAGCATGGACTGATGAACAGAGATCTAAGGTAATGAACGTTTTATCTCAATACACATCACCAGGTGAATCTATTGCAACAGTAACTAAAACAAAAGAAGCTCCTAAGAAACAAAAAGTTGAGGAGCAGAAAACTAAATATTCTGCTGAAGAAGACTTCTCACATGAACCTACGGTAACAGAAAGTTATGGAAGTTCTGATGATAACTTAGATGACTTTATCAATGGTTTAGATCTATAATATGACTCAGGTAACAACTGAACAAAAGACTCGGATTATCGATAAGGTAGTCCGGGTTCTTTTTAAGAATCATAATCACCCTGAAAAGAGAAAACCTTTAGAAGGTAGAGACAGACTAAATTTTGCATGTCCTTATTGTGGTGATAGTACTACAAGTCCAAGAAAGAAGAGAGGAAACATTTATTGGGATGATCTATATTTTCATTGCTATAATTGTTCAACTCATAAATCTGTTGATTTATTTCTTTCTGACTTTGGACTTAATTTTGAAGGAGAAGAAAGAATAAGTATACTTAATTTAATAAAAGAAAACCGTAAAGAATATTCTTTAGGCGAATCTCTTGATTTTTATCTTTTTGAGAAAATTAATGAATTGGCACTAACACATGCTGAAATTGAATTGGCATTTAATGCATATCCTATAAATTCATTAACTTATCGTGCTTATCCTTATCTTAAGTCTAGGTTTCTTCATAATAAGCTTGAAAACTTTGCATATGATCCAAGAAGAAAAGAACTTTATGTTTTTAATTTAACGGTAGATAATAAGATAATAGGTTTCCAAACTAGAGCTTTAGAAGGAAATGGCCCAAAATATAAAACATGGAACATACAAAGAATTTATGATAGATTAGGTAAACAATTAGATGTTGAAGGTGAAGAGTTAGATAATCTTAATAAGATATCAATGCTATTTAACATTTTAAAGGTTGATTTTTCTAGAGTATTTACAATATTTGAAGGACCTATTGATGCAATGTTTATGAGTAATAGTATAGGATTAACAGGTGTAAAAAAACAAATATCTGATTTTAATGAAATACCTACAGCAAGATACTTTTTTGATAATGATTTTGAAGGAAAGGGCAGAATGATAGAAAAATTAAAAGAAGGGCAATCCGTTTTTATGTGGGATAAATTTTGTAAGGATTTTAAAATAACACCTAAATATACTAAAGATTTAAATGATCTTGTTAAGTATGAGTTTAAAGAAAAAACTGGTTGTTTTTCTGAGCTTAATAAATATTTTACTAATAAACCACTTGACATAATATATGTTTAAAAATAATGATAGCTTTGTGATTGATGAAACCAATGATTTTTTACGGGATTTTTTTAATAGCAACAAAAGATTAAAATTATTTTCAAACTTTGGAAAATTTGATTTTGAACATAGCGGAAAAGAAATGGAAATAGAAATTCCTAAAAAGAAATTTGTATCCAAGGTGACAAATGTTAACCTTAAAAAGGATAAATCTAATAACCATAAAAACATTTTTTAATGTCATTTGATGATACAAAGATAAAAGAAGCCAATGAAGAATTGGAAACGCGTTTAGCAAAAGATAGAAGTGATTGGAAAACAAGTATACAAGAACTTGTACAAAAATTAAAAAATGTTAGAGAACTTTCCGACTGTCAAGTTAATATGCTTTCATACAGACAAATGCTTTTAGACAAAATAACAGATCTTAAAAGTGTTATTTATAGAAGAAATACTACATATGAAAAATACTATAAAACTCAGTATAGAGAGTATACATTAAATTATGATTTAAAGTTGACTAGCGGTGAAAAACACCAGTTCATAAAAGCAGATTTAGGTTCTTTACGTAATCAAATAGATATATTACAATCTCATATTGATTACTATCAAGAATGTATAAGAACACTTGATAATATGGCATTTGCAATTAGAAACCGAATAAGATTAGAAGAAGAACAAATATGAATTTAACACTTTCTGACAATAAAATGTTTTTAGTTATTGATTCTTGTACTGAATTAGAATACGAGCAATTAAAAACATCATTAACTAAAAAAATCGAAGGCTGGAGATTTCATCCACTTGTAAAACGAAAATTATGGGATGGGAATATTTCATTTATAAAAAAGAATAAAATTCCAGCTGGACTTTGGAAAGAGGTTATTGATATATGTAAAGAATACGATTTAGAATTTAGCTTAAATGGAATAACAAATGTTTTTGATACTGACATAACAGAAGAATCATTTAATAACTGGGTTGAAGATTTTTTTAAAAACAGTGATATAAAACCAAGAGACTATCAAATAAGTGCTGCATTTAAAATACTTAAATACAGAAGATGTTTAGCTGAGTTAGCAACATCAGCAGGTAAAACTCTTATTTCATTTATGGTTATAGCTTACTTAATGGAAGTTTTAGGAAAAAAGAAAATCCTAATGATCGTGCCTAATGTAAGTTTAGTAGTTCAAGCTTCAGGCGATTTTGAAGAATACAACCGTCAGCGTGTTTCATTAAAAATACAACAAATTTATTCAGGAGTAAAACTTAGACCTAGTTCAAATATTGTTATAGGAACATACCAATCTCTTGTAAAAAATGATGAAGAATATTTTAAACAATTTGATGCAGTATTAGTAGATGAAACACATAAAGCTAAAGCAGCTTCTATACAAACCATAATGGACAAATGTTGGCATTGTGATTATAGATTTGGTTTAAGTGGAACAATACCTAAAAGAGGAACTGTTGATAGGTTAAGTCTTATGTCTGCAATGGGCCCTCTCGTTACGCAAGTAAAAGCAAATTATTTACAAGAAGAAGGACATATAGCACAATGTAAAGTTATACAATTTCACATGGATTATGCTACACTTGAACAGAAGACAGCATTTGCAGAACTTTCTAAAAATTCTTATGATAGACAACGCCTATTTGGTTTAGAACAAAATTTTATAAACCAGGATGAAAAGAGACTTAATTTTATTTCACAAATAATAAAAAAGAGTACAAGTAATTCATTAGTGTTATTTCATAAAATAGATTATGGCGAAAAGATATATCAAAAACTTCGTGAAATAACTGATAAAAGAATTTATTACGTTGATGGTGGAGTTAGTCCTGAACTAAGAGAAGAGTTTAAATCTAGGATGGAAAAGAACAATGATGTAATAATTGTAGCATCATACGGTACATTTTCAACTGGTATTTCAATTAAAAATATACATAATATATTTTTTACAGAATCTTTTAAAAGTGAAGTAATAATTAGACAAAGTATAGGTAGAGGTTTAAGAAAACATCATGAAAAGGAAACTGTAAAAATATATGATTTTATTGATGATCTTAGATATAAAGATGAAACTGTAGATTGGTCTAATTATACGTTTAGACATGGAATAGAAAGAAGAAAAATTTATAAAGAAGAAAAGTTTCCGTTTGAAGTTCACGACATAAAATTTTAACTTAAAAACATTTCATTGAATATATAATAAAAAATGTACTAAAAATGAGCAAAATTAAAAAATTCTCTAACATAGTTTCTGCAAAAATAATTTCAGAATCTACAGAAACTGAAAAAGGACAAGCTGCTGTAGAAGCCTTAATTAAAAAAATGGGTTATAATAGTATTGAAGAACTTAAGCGTGAAAAAACACTTATTTCTAAATTAGAAAATCTTATGAAAGAGTTTTCTCCAAAGAATGATATAAGCGAGGATGAAGCTGAAGATATTGAAGATGAAGTTGTAAAAAGAGGTGAGCCTAAGTCTTTGGAAGGAGATGCTGGTAAAAAAGAAGAAGGTGGAGAAGTTGGTACAGAAGATGATGAAATTACTGAAGATGAAGCAGAAGATATTGAAGCTGAAGTAGTTAAAAGAGGTGAACCTAAAGAATTAGATGATGAAGATGAAGACGATGACGATGATGACGACATTGAAGAAGATAAAGCCGAAGATATTGAAGCTGAAGTTATAAAAAGAGGAAAGCCTAAGAGTTTAGTAGAAGATGAAGCAGAAGATATTGAAGACGAAGTTTTAAAGAGAGGTGAGCCTAAAGATAAATCAGCTGAATTGGAAGATGAATTGGAAGATAAGGTTACTGTGAAAGGCAAAGAAGTTAAAAAGAAAGATGGCGCAGTATTAAAAACAAGTAAAAGAATACTTTCATTTGATGAATTTATTGCAGAAGAAACTGTAAATAAAAATGTTTCTTATCAAGACGACGAAGAAGAAACTGAAGACAATGCAGTTCCAGTTGCTGCTTCTTATCAACATAAAGGCGGTAAAAGTGTAAATGAAAAAAAGGAAGTTGCAGGTAAAGACGCAGGAAATCTTATTAAAGGTGCAGGCACTGGAAAAAAACTTATGATTGATGATATTACTTATATATGTCTAGGCGGTGGTAAGTGGAAAAATGAAAACAGTGGAGAAAAATTAAATTGGATTCAACTATCAGCAATGGCATCTGCATTAGGTAATAAAGAAGTAATTTTTGAAGGTGAAGTAAATGAAGCAGAGATTAAAAGTGATGAAGAATTTAAAGAATACACTACTACAGTTTTAAAGAAAGCCTTTGGCGATAAATTTGATCAAGCAAAAGCAGACGAAGTAGCTGATGGTTTAATTAGTAAGCACAGCGGAGATTACGGCGCAATGGTAGGCGCTCTTCAGGCTTCTTTAGGATAATAAAATATACTATGAAATACGTAAAACTATTTGAACAATGGCTGGCGGATCAAAGCCAGCCATTTTTATTTGAAGGTGGTGCAGCAGGGCATATGATGCATCCTTTTGATGATAGTGAATTAACATTTGGGGATTTTAAACAAATGATTAATTCTGGACTTATGGGTGAACTTAATTTTGAAGAAGCACCTACTGAAAAAACAGATGGTCAAAATCTTTTTGTTACAATAAAAGATGGTAAAGTACTATTTTCAAGAAATAAAGGTGAACTTAAAGTTCCTATGACACTTCAGGAATTTAAGCAAAAATTCCAAGATCACCCATCTGAAATGGTAAGAGATACTTTTCAATTTGCAGCCGAAGACCTAGCTAATCAGTTAGTTAAATTACCTGCATCAGATCAAATAAAATTCTTTAATGACGGTAAGGATTTTATGAATATGGAACTTATTTATTCTCTTAATCCTAATGTTATCAATTATGATACTGATGTTATCCAATTTCATGGTATTAAAAAGACAGACGGTCAAGGTAATGTTATAGGTGAAGATTCAAAACCTGCTAAGGAAGTTGCAACCATTTTACAAAAGGTAAATGCAGATATTGGAAAAACTTTTAAAATTATTCCACCAAAAGAAATACAAATACAAAAGGATTTAGATTTTTCAACTAATCGTGATAAATTTATTAAAAAGGTTGAAGATCTTAAAAATAGGTATAAACTTTCAGACGGCGATGAAGTTTCAAGATATCATGAAATGTGGTGGAGAGAACTTATTGATAAAGAATTTCCTAATATATCGCAAGATCATAAAGAAGGACTTTTACAGAGATGGGCATATGATGATAAAAAGACCCTTAATATGAGATCTCTTGATAAAGAGCTTACACCACAAGAAGCTGAAAAGATTAAGAAATTTGATAAAGAGGATGTAAAGAAAAAGTATAAAGAAAACATAAGACCTTTTGAAGATCTATTTTTAGAATTAGGTTCAACAATTTTAAAGAATGCAAGTAATTTTCTTGCTGCAAATCCAACAGAAGAAGCTAAAAGGTTAAGATCGCAAATTGAATCTGAGGCAAATAAAATAAGATTAGGTGGTGGTGAAGACCAAATAAAAAAGGTTGAGGCTGAATTGGATAGACTTAACAGAATAGGAGGTTTAGAATCAATTTATCCTACAGAAGGTATTGTGTTTAAATATAAAGGAAAGACCTATAAATTAACAGGTACTTTTGCTGCATTAAATCAATTATTAGGAATAATAAAATACGGCAGATAAATAAAAAAACACGTACGTAAAATGTTAGAAATGATATTAGAAACTCCGGTACTTGTTGCTTTTATTTCAGGTGTAATAGGTCCTATCTTGGTAATGGTAGCAAAAGAAAGATTGGAAAAATCAAAAAAGAAGCCAGACATGGTTGTAGATACTTTAGCAGTCAGTGAAAAGATTTCTAAAAAACTGGATGACATAAAGGACGAATTCAAAGCAGATCGTGTTTGGTTATCACAATTTCATAATGGTGGTCACTTTTATCCAACTGGTAAATCTATTGCTAAATTTAGCATGGTATATGAAACCGTTGAATTAAATGTAAAATCTATACAAACAAGTTATCAAAATATACCAGTGAGTCTTTTTAGTAAGTCAATAAATCATTTATTAGAACATGATGTAATTGAGATTAATGATTTTAAAGATGAGACTATTGCTACATACGGCTTAAAATATGTTGCAGAAGAAGCAGGTACAAAATCTACATATCTTTTTGCAATAAAAACATTTGAAGGTAAATTTATAGGTTGTATTGCTATTGATTATACTAAGAAAAAGGTTAAGTTATCGCAAGATGATATTTATCATTTACAAAATAAAGCAACTGCTATAGGTGGTGTTTTAATAACTCATTTAAACAGTAAGTAATTATTTACAATTTTATTCTAGATGTACTTTTAAATAGTTTATATGTAAATATATTAATGATATTAATGACCTCTCTAGAGGTCATTTTAGTTAAACAAAATCATAAAAAACTATAAATATATAAATTGAAACAAAATACTTTATGGAAGAACTTTCTAAAATTTATAAGCAAATAGGTGAAAGGTTTATTAATGAACTTTTTAATGATTATGTAATTGTAACAGAAAAACTATCAGGTTCTTCTTTTTCTTTTCAAAAAAGCGGAAATGGTATAACTTTTTATAAAGGTTCTAGTGATAAGCCTATAAATCTTATTGATAGAACACTTATGGTTTATTATGAAAAACCTATAAAGCATATAGAAAATGTTTCTTTAAATATATTAAATGCAATACCAGAAAATTGGAGATTTTGTTTTCAATTTTTTGTAAATAATAAACC